CAAAAGCAGAAAAAGAAAAATATATAATTGAACAGTTGCGATATTTTGGAGAAGTAAGAGAAATGAATGGATATGTAGAAAATGATATTGTTTTAAATATTCTTTCGCAAGCAATTTGGAACAAAAGAGCGTGGGACAACAGTTGCAGACTTATTTTAACGGCAGAGGAACTTCGCACAGTAAATAAAGTTTACAAATCTATGTTAGATAAAAAAATTATTGTAAAATCAAAAAAAGGAACTTGCACAAAGTTAATAATATAAAATAAATAATTTAAAGGTGCAGAAATGCACCTTATTTTTTACGCTTTTTTATTTTGAAACGGTAAAATATTATAACAACAGAAAAACAAACGGTAAAATATCAGCAGAAGAACAACAGAAGAAATTAAAACCGTAAAATAATAACGGCAGGAACAACAGAAATAATAAACGGTAAAATATTAAATAATAGCACAACAGAAAAATATTGAACGGTAAAATAATAGTATCAGCAGGAAACCAACGCCAGCAGGAAGAACGGCAGAAAATTAAAACGGTAAAATAATATAATAAGGTCAGCAGGAAAACAAACGACAGAAAAATAATAAAATATAAACGGTAAAATATTTATAACCACAGAGCCACAGAAAACAGAACGGTAAAATAATATAATAAGTAACAGAAAGATTTTTAAACGGTAAAATAATATAATCGCCAAGCAGGACAGAGCCACGGCAGAAAAGCAGAGCCACAGAAAAATTATACATATTGCACAAAGCATCGCAGAAAAATAAAATAAATCTTGTGCATTATGCGAATAGATTTTTATATTGTCAATGTGATATTATATGTGTGTCAAAAGGACAGAGAGCCACGACAGAAAAACAATATAATATTAAGGAGTTTTAACAATGACAAACTACACAGAATTAAAAGCAATCTATGACGGCAGACAATCTTTTTACGGTAAAGCACACATCAGAACAGACCGAGACGGTTTAACACTTATTAGTTATGAAACCGAAGTCGCAAAAATAGTTAACAAAAATCACGGTTACAGTATCCCAGCATACGCAATCATTTACGGCACATATTCAGCAACAACCCTTCGCCACATCAAAGAATTTTTGAAGCAGAACGGATTCAAGGCAGAAAGCAAAGCACAGATAATAAAAGATTATTTAAATTAAGGAGGCGAAAGCCTCTTTAATTTTTTGTTTTTTATTTTTAGAACGGTAAAATATTTATTGGTACATCGGCAAAACAGAAACGGTAAAATAATAAATAATAAAATTAAACGGTAAAATATTTGTAGCAGGTGTATCAATAAAATTAAACGGTAAAATATTTAATATTAGAAAATCAGAGAAAGCCGAAACCGTAAAATAATAATTTAAAAACTTGAACGGTAAAATAATAATGATTGAAATAATAAAACGGTAAAATATTTAAACCGTAAAATAATAGTAGCACAAAATTAAACCGTAAAATAATAAATAATCAGTTGGAGCAACAGAAAGTGAACGGTAAAATAAAAACATAACAGAACAAAACGGTAAAATAATTATAAAGTCGCAGAAGTTTAATTTTTAAACGGTAAAATAATAGTATAAACACAACAGAAAAAAGTAAACGGTAAAATAACTAACAACAAAATAATTTAATAGTTGTCAAGGAAGGATAACAGAAAAATAATCGCAGAAAATTATTGTACAATATGCACAGAAAAACACAATAAAATTATAATATCTTTATGCAATTTTTATATTGACAATGCAAAAATGATTTGATATAATTTAACCATAGAAACACGGAAACAAAATAATTTTTAAAGGAGTTTTTGAAATGTTAAAATTTACTGTAATTGTAGGATTAAACGATAAGGAAACTAAAAAACAAGAAATCAGCACAGAAAAGGCATACAACATCATTTTTAAAACTTTATTAAATAACGGCATCGAAGGGGCAACACTTACAGAAGCCAAAGGATTTTACACACACAACAACGGCGAAATAGTAATAGAAAATAGTATAAAAATTGAAATGCTTTTTATAGAAAAATCAACGGCATCAGCCATAGCCAAGGAATTAAGAAAAATTTTGAACCAAGAAAGCGTAGTGCTTGAAGTTGCAGAACTTGAAAGTGAATTAATTGAAGGTTGAGAAATCAATCTTCTTTTTTTATTATTTTTTTATTTTTAAACGGTAAAATATTAGTAATAGCATTTTTGAAACCGTAAAATAATAAGCAGGGGAGTAAAGGAAATTTAAAACGGTAAAATAATAATAGTATCAACGGTAAAATAACAGAAACCGTAAAATATTATAATCCAAACGGTAAAATAATAGAACGGTAAAATAATAATTAAAGGATAATTAAAACGGTAAAATAACAGAATACAGAATATAAACGGTAAAATATTAAATGATGCAGGGAGGGAATTTTTAAAACGGTAACATAATAGTAACGGTAACATAATAGTAACGGTAACATAATAGTAACGGTAAAATAATAGTAACGGTAAAATAATTATAGGAGTTTTAGCAACGGTAAAATAATAAAATATAATAATTGAAACGGTAAAATAATAGCCGTTGGAGTCACAGAAGAATTGAAACGGTAAAATAATATAATCACGGCAGAAAATCGTTGTGCAGGTTACACAAAAATATATAATAAAATTAACAGAAACTTTGTGCATATTTTACATTGACAATGTAAAAATTATATGGTAGAATAAGGGTGTAATCGAAAAGGTTGCAGAAAACAAAAATACTATTTTAAATGGAGGCTACACAATGGATAATTACAAAGTGCAGATTTTAACAGAAATGTTAAACGGAATGAAGCAGAATGATTATTATTTATGCAGACTTAAAGGAGACAACACAAACAGTATAAACCTTGACGAGAACGCTATAATGCTTTTAATAGAATATTATAGTCAGCAGACAGAAAACTAACAAATTGCACAAAGGAATAAAATAAAATTTGTGCAATTTGCGAATGGAAATTGACAGAAAATTATGATAACATATAATCACAGAGAACGGCAGAGCCGACAGAAAAGAGGTGTAAAAAATGTTTAATAGTTTAGAAAGTTTTTCAGTTTTCTTTTTTACTGTATTAACTCTCATTGTATTTGCAATAATTTTCGAGGATAAATTAGTGGCATTAGAAGAGAGAAGAGAAAGAAATCACAGAAATAAAAGATACAATAAAAGCAGATGCAACGGCAGAAGTAAATAAGAATATAAAATAATATAAATAAAATATTAAAGGAGTTTTAATTATGACAATTAGAAAAATCAACATTAACGGCAATGAATACGAATTTATCAACGAGAGCAGAAACACCCGAAACGGATTTGCACACGATACAACACTGTTTATTGATGGCAGAAAACACGGCAGAGCAAGTTGTCACTATCTCAACAGAACTTGGGAGTGTTACAGATACCAAACAGTTATGAAAAGATGTATCAGCAATATTATCGAAGTTAACGAAGCAGATTATATTGCAGTATACAAAGCAGATAATGACATTAAGAGATTATCAGCAGAAAAAAGAGATGCAGTTATCAGAGAATTTTACGAGCAGGAAAACATTAAAGAACTGTTAGAAGTTTATAAACTTTTAGATAACAATTATTAATAAGGAGGGCAGAAAAATGAAGGATATAACATATTATCAGCAGAAATATGAAAACACAATGGATGCAATTTACAGAGCATTAAAGGAGGCAGATGTGCAGAATATTGATTATGTTTGTACTATGGTATTTGATGAAACGGCAAATGCAGAAGAAATTGTAGGCTATTATTTATCCGATGGAGTTACAACGGCATTGAAAAGATGGCAGGAAAATACAGAGCATATTGAAATGACAGAGCAGGACAGAGAAGTAACAAGAATATTAACAGAGTTAGACAAAATATATAATTAAATGGAGGACAGAAAAATGAAAAAAGAAATTATATTTAATGGTGAAAAGATTGATTTAATTAAACTTTGTAAAGATATTGGTAATTGGTATGGTGATTTCTTTGTAAATAAGAAGGGACAGTATTGTATCGACAACGGTGTCGATGTTTTTGAATACGATACGCCTACCGAGTTACTTAAAGACTGGCTGGAAACTTTAGAACTCTCTTACAAAGAAGACGAAAAAACTTATCCACCCATCCCCAAAGAAGAATGGATATGGAGCAAAGAAATAGAAATTATTAAAACACTTTAAAGGAGTAAATAAAAATGACAGAAGAAAATGTAAATCAGTTGATTGAAGCAATAAAAGAAAAGGCATATATACCGAATGATTGGGTAGGAGTTAGTGATATTCAATCTGTTCGCTTGAATGATGTTTTAGATTTAATAGAAGAATTAAGAGATAACAAACAATACTATTCTTATTAAGGAGTGATTTAAAATGTTAGAAATCAGACGAGAGAGGGGAGTATATTATCTGTACATAGACGGAAAATTTTATTGCAGTTGTGACAATGACAGAGAGGTTGAAGAAGAAAGAGGGAGTTTGCAGAAAAACAATATAATATTAAACTGAAATAATAAAGCACCGACAGAAAAAATGTTGGTGCTTTTTATTAGTCAACAGAAAGAAAACGGTAAAATAATAGTAATGGTAAAATAAGAAAAATTAGAACGGTAAAATAATATCAACAGAAGAATGGTAAAATATCAAACGGTAAAATATTAGTTTGCAGAAATTAAAACGGTAAAATAATAAAATGGTAAAATATTAGTAGGAAATAAAATAAAATTATTATCAGAATTTATATTGACAATAGAAAAATTACATCATATAATAATATTAAGAAATAGCCAAAATGAGAGGGGTTTAAGTATGGATAGAAAAGAATTATTAGGGTATGCGATAAAGGGTATAGGGGTAGAAATTGCAGAGAATGAAAGCAAGATTGAAAAAGGTTATAATGTTATTGATAAAATCAATAGGAATATAGCCACAGAAACAACAAAGAGCAGGGAAGAGATATTACAAACAATAGAAAAATTTAAATCAGTTAGAGATGAACTAATACAGAAAAGAGATGATTTATTGTTTGATAATATGATGCTTGAAGAAGATATAAAGACACAAACAAGAGAAGAAAATGTAATTAAAGTTGCATTATCAAGTATATTGAGTAAAGATACCGAGAGCCTTGGGAATTTATTCATTGAAGATATGATAAAGGTATTAGATAAAATAGCATTAAGACCGTATTGTGAAAGGATAGGGAAAAGATATGATTTATTAACAGAAGAGGACAAGCAGGTAATAGCAGATATGCAATCAGAAGATTATATTAAAATGAGAGAGCAATATATTAATGAGGTTGAGGAGGGTTATAATGAATAATATTGAAATGGCAGAAAAAATTAAGGGTTTAAAAAATGCTTGGAAAGTTTCTTTAATGAGGACATTGTGTATAAAAGAACATTGGTTTTATCACGGAGGAGAGGCACAATATAATAAAATGTTTGAACTGTTAAAGCAGAACGATTTTAGAGCCACAGCAACAGCGATTTGGTTGTGTAGTGATACAGAGTTAAGCATTGGGCAGATGGAAGAAAAGATAATCACAGAACTATATAAAATGGCAGTAGAAATGGAAATGATAATAGAATAAAACACAAGGGTATCAGTTTTGATACTCTTTTTATTATTGGATTATATAAACGGTAAAATATTAGTAACTGTAAAATAATAAACGGTAAAATAACAATATTTAAAACCGTAAAATATTAGAAACCGTAAAATATTAAAGTGGAAACGGTAAAATAATTAAACGGTAACATATTAAGAACGGTAAAATAATAATATTAAAAATCAAAACGGTAAAATAATATAATAATAAAACATTGCAACGGTAAAATAATAATCCAGCAGAAAGGTTGTTGTGCAATATGTATAAAAACAACAGAAAAACAAAATAATATTTGGTTATTTTGCGAATAGATTTTGCAATATCAATATGGTAAAATATAGGTACAACAACAGAAGAAAGGTTGACAGAATTATGAGAAAATTAAACAGAGGACAAGAATTAACGGCAGAAGAGTTAAGAGAAATTGCAGAGCATTTTGTTTTAACAAAACACGCCAAACAGAGAATAGCAGAAAGGTATCCCGATATTGATATTCGCAAGGCAATAATGTATCCCATATTAGCATATTACAATACAGATGGTAGTGTTAATATTGCCTTGAATAGATATGAGTATATAGTGGTTGCACCTAATAACTATCATATTATTACTTTTAAAGAAAAATCATTAAACGATATAGATATATTTGAAAAAAGAGAAATGGCTATCAGAGGTTACGGCAGAAAAACTTATACACATTAAACAAAAATATATAATAAGATTTGTGCAATATTTTGGTAGAAATCCTATTGACAATATGAAAATTATGAGTATAATATAAGTATAGAAACAAACAAAATAAAATTTAGGAGAGAAAAAACAATGAAAAACTTAATCGAACTTGCAAACGAATGTATGGTAGAACTTGATAACATCGGTATTCAGTATGCAGAGGTTATCCATTGGGAGGTCAATACAAGAGCAAAGAAGAGATGGGGTTTATGTAAATATAATTCCAACGGTAGTTATACAATTAGTATTTCAAGCAGGTTGTTGGCAGATGATGTTGATGTTGACGGAGCAATTAATACAATTATTCACGAACTGTTACATACTTGTAAAGGTTGTATGAATCACGGTGAGAATTGGAAACGAGAAGCAAACAAAGTCAACAGAGCATACGGATACAATATTAAAAGATGTTCAAGTGCAGAGGAAAAAGGTGTAGAGCCTATAGAGAATACACCGCAAGCAATTAAGCATCAGTTTAAGTGTAAAGATTGTGGTAAGGTTTACAATAGAATGAAGGAAAGCAATTTTACAAAGCATTGGGAACATTACCGTTGTGGTTGTTGCAACGGAGAGTTTATAAAGATATTTTAATGGAGGATTTAATATGAGCATTAAAGAGTTAAGTGAACAATTTGAAATTCAAGGAGCATATCATATTAAGATGTGGAATGAAGATAGGGCAGATTATTTAACACTTGGCAGAGGCAAGTTTTTTGAATATGATTATTGGAATATCAAAGAAAAGGTTTTAAATGCAAAAATTCAGTATATGTATGTAACCGATAATGAATTAAATATTGAAGTAGAATTTTAAAACACAATTTTAAGGAGGATTTAGTTATGTATATTAACAAAGAATTATTTGATGAATGTTTTTGTCCTTGTGGTGGTATTGGCAGAGTTTGTTTAAGAGGAGATGGAGAACTTCCAGCAGAAATCGTTGAAATGGCAAAAGAGATTGACGGAGAAAATTATATGGAATCTTGTTTTAGCATTGATGTATTCAATGGTGGAGCAACATTAAACTATATGGCAGAACACAAGTTTGTTGACTTGGGATATGTTGTAGATAACAAAGAAGAAGTTTTGCAGTATTACAAAGATAATGCAGACAAAGAAGATTTAGAAGAAACTTTTGCAGATTGGAATAATTGATAAAGGATAATTTATAGGAGGATTTAATTATGACAGTTAGAGAATTGATTAACATACTTGAAACTTATGATGATAATATGCAGGTTAGAATTGGAATGAGGCAGACATTTGGCAGTGATTTTGCAATGAACATTGGAAGTGATATTGCAGAATACAATATTGAAAGTTTTCGTGGAACAGATTATAAAGCCGTTGTACTCACAGAAGGCTCACAATGTGGAACTGTTAATTATGGCAGAGAAGATTATTAATAGGAGGCAGGATAATGAATACTAATTTTCAAATGTTAAGAGAACTTTTAAACAAATATCATCCAAAGCAGAGGGGTTTTGCATCAAACGAAGAAATTAAAATTATCAAAGAAACTTTACATCTTGCAGAAATGGATATACTTGCACTGAGAAATTTGAGAGATTTTACAGTAATGTTTTTAAGCAGAGAAGCAAAGGAAAATGAAACAACAGAAAACATAATGGAAAATTGGGACAGAATGAGTGCTATCACTCACATTATTGATACAGAAATTTCAAATAAAGGTGGAGAAGTGTAATGAAGAATCCTATTTTAAAAAATTCAGATGGTATAAGAGAATCACTGAGTAATATGTGGTACGGAGATGAATGTTCTATTGCAGAAATTGAGGATGCAGTAGAAGATAGCAAAAACGGAAAAGAGTTAGCAGATAAACTTAATAGTTTAAAGTTGTTTTATGCTTTTATGGTTGACAGAGAAACCGATACAAAAGTAAGACTAATAGCAAATGATTGTTGGGGAAATGTGGTTTATTTTGAAGTAACAAAAGACTCAAATGATAAAGCAAAACAATTAGCAACAACAATTACAGATGCTATCAATGGCAGGTTTAGTAAGAAAGAATTTTGTGAAGCTATGAGTAGAGAGCATAGATATTTGCAGGGTGAATTTACAGAGCTTTGTATTTGGTGGCTTGAAAAGTGTGCAGAAATGTACGAGCAGAATAATTACGATGACAGAAATAAATATGCTTGTCAAGTAGGTAAGCAGATAACAGAGTTTTTAAATAAGTAAAGGAGAGTATTATGGAGAATACAACAGAAAAAGAAAATAATATACTTACGGCAGAACAGAAAGAATTTTACGAAGATTTAAGAATGGAACAACAAGAAACAATGTAAAGGAGGAATGTTTAATGTGTAGATTGGCATTAATTAATACGGCAGGAATTAAACATATTGAAGAACAGTATGGATTGGAAGAGTTATTTAATTATTTAGAAAATCAGTTGGGAGGACACGGCAATGGTTGTTGTATTATTTACAAAGACGGAAGTTATTCGATTGACAAAGGAGTGTTGCTCACTAACGATGTTATATCAGCAGAAATACTTAATAATATTGACAGAATAAAATGGGTGATTTATCATACAAGACTTGCAAGTATTGGAAAGATAAGCAATGATAATTGTCATCCTTTTGAGTACGACAGAAAAGTTTTAGCAATGAATGGTACAGAAAGAAATTACACAGTTGTTAAAAAGGGATTAACAGATACAGAAAACATCTTGTTATCAAGTGACAGTATCACAGAAGATACAAAATACTATAATAGTGTATTCTTGGGATATGAAAACGGAAAGGTGTTTGCTAATAAAAATTACGGTAGTTTAAAATATATCCCTTGTGAAAATGGTGGAAAAATATTTGCATCTAATTTTCCTTCGGAGTATTATAAGGGTGATACCGTATATGAAGCTCCGCAGAGTTTTTGTGAGGGAAAAAGAATGGGAGAGTTACATTTAGCAAGACAACAGATGTATGGGAAGTATGGTCATAAATCTTATAACTGTGATTATGATTATGATTATTTATATGAAAGAGGGTTGAGGTAATTGTTAGTATGTTTAAAGTGTTGGCAGAAAAAAGAAGAGTGTAAATGCAACAGTATGGATTATGCAGAAATAGACAATAAGATATATCCAGCAATAAAAGAATTGAATCTGTTGGGATATAGAACTATTTTCTGTTGTGAAGGACATATAGACAACGGAAGTATTCAAGCATATATTTATTTTGCAGGGGATAAAAATGAACAATGGTTTGAGGAGTTACCCGAAGGATGGCAGTATGATAGTTATACCTATAAAAAAATTAAGCATTATAAATATAATATTATTAGAAGTATTATACCTGATGGCAGAAAAATAAAGAAACTAACAGATGAACAAAAAGAAGAAATTATTGATAGAAATATTTATAATTTAATAAAGTGGACAAAAGAATTGTCTAAAAAATAGGGAACAGTTTTATTCTGTTCTCTATTTTTTGTTCCCTAAAATAGTAACGGTAAAATAACAATAGAAAAAGAAATGGTAAAATATCAAACGGTAAAATAATATTAATGGCAGAATATTAAACGGTAAAATATTAAAATGGGTATTTTAAAACGGTAAAATATTTATAACGGTAAAATAATAAAGAAATAAAATAAAATTGTAAAATAATTATTTAGAAATACTTGACAAATTATATTACAAGTGTTATAATGACATCATAAATAAAACTTAAAGGGGTTAGAATTATGGAGTATTTAATTCACGAAGGTAATATGGAAAGATTGAAAAAGAAACTTAAAAGAATAGAAAATAAATGTAAGAAATATGGCAACACAGAATTTCTATTTGAGATTAAGGGTGAAGAGTTTAGAGAAATAACAGAAGATGATAGAAAATATAATGTTAAATATTATCTTGTAGAGGTTGAAGGGGTAGCAAAGGTTAATGATTGGGTTTTTGTTGCTACAATTCAACATAAAGACACAGGTAATATTATCAGACAGTTTGAAACTAATATAGAGATACCCGAAGTATATCGGTCAACCGATAGTGTATGTGAACATTGTAATTCAAAAAGATTAAGAAAAGATACTTATTTAATTTATAACGAAATAACTAAAGAGTTTAAGCAGGTGGGAAAGAGTTGTTTAAATTCTTTTACAAATGGATTATCAGCAGAGAATGTAGCACAATATATATCTTGGTTTGACGAGGTTATACAAGGCGAAGCAGTAGATTCTTTGAATAGTAAAAAGTATTATTCAGTTAAGGATATTATATTAAATGCAATAGAAACTATTAAGCATTATGGTTTTATTAGTAAAACAATGGCAATGGAAAGTAATGATAGATTCATCAAAACAACAACAGAGAGAGTTACAGAGTTTATGTTTCCACACCGTTGTATGAATAGAAAAGATATTCTCAAAGAGATGGAGCAGATAGGTTATAATGCTGAAACCAAAGAGAACGAAGCTGAACTGCACAAGATGTTGGAGTGGTTGGATAAAACAGATAATAATAGTCAATATATCTATAATCTTAAAACAACAGTTGCAGATAAGTATTGTGAGAGCAGAGATTTTGGTTTAGTTGTAAGCCTTCCTTCAGCCTATTTTAAGGTTTTTGAACGAGAGCAAGACAGATTATTAAGAGAACAGAAGAGAGCCGAGAAACGAGCTTTAAACGAAAATAAAAGCTATGTTGGAAATGTTGGCGAAAGATTAGATATTGATATAGCATCAGTAGAATGTGTAACGAGCTTTCCCACGGATTATGGAATGATGAGAATATACAGATTTGAAACTGTAAATGGTGATATATTGATATGGAAAACAAGTAATTTTATTGAGCATACCGATAAAGTTAAAAAGATTAAGGCAACAATTAAAAAGCATACAGAATATAAAGAAGAAAAACAAACAGAGATAAGCAGAGTTAAGATAGTTGGGTAATACCAGCTATCTTTTTTTATATGTTTAATTTTAAAACGGTAAAATATCAATAGGGTATATGAGTTAATTATGAGAACGGTAAAATAATAATTTATAAACGGTAAAATAATAATTTATAAACGGTAAAATATTATAAATGGTAAAATAATTACAACGGTAAAATATTAGTCTTTATACCACCACGGTAGTATATTTGGTAGAATTGCACAATAAAACAAGTATTTATTTGTGCATTATTTTTATGAAAATTGTATTGACAATATGAATATTTGTGATATAATAGAGGCACAAACCAAGAAAACAAAATAATATTAAGAGAGGTAAACATTATGACTGCTTACAAATTATTAAGAATGAAGAAAGACGGAAATCTTTATCCATTGTTTATTAACAAAACTGTACCGACACCGATTGGTGAGTGGATGGATGCAGAGTGTCACCCGACAAAAGGATTTGCAGTTAGACAAGGTTGGCATTGTTGTTTTCAACCCATTGCTCCACACTTAAAAACACAGTTAGCAAACGGCGAGAAAAGAGTGTGGGTAGAGTGTGAGGTAGAAGATTGGGCATCTTATGACAGACCCGAAAGCCAAGGTGGTGCTGGATACTTGCACAAAGAATGAAGATTGTCAAAATAATGGAGTGATTTGTACATATTCTACAAATAAATAAAATAATATTTGTGCAATTATTATATTGACAATGTAAAAGATTTATGGTAATATATAGGTGTAATCAAACAGAGGTTACAAAACAAATCAAATTTTAAAGGGGAGATTAAATATGAAACTTAATATTAACAGTTACACCAATGAGCAACTTAAAACTATTGTTGACCTAATTGATAAGATTGAGAATATGTATGAAAGTGAAATCAGTGATGCTCTTTACAATTATATTACTGAAAACAAAAATGTTTTTGATGAAATTGAATCAGAAGTAATTAAGCTTTTGCCTTGGGCAATCGAAGAATACAACATTACCACAGACGATAATGAAGAAACCTGCTTATATAATTGTGATGCTCTTTATATGAAAGCAATTTGCAATGTTATGGGTGACAAGGTAATTCCTATTGAATGTGGATGGGGTACAATAAAATTCAAAGATGAATTAGAAGAATGATATTTGAAAGGGGTTAAGATTTATGGGTACAGCTAATTTTTGGAGTATGGATAATTTCCCTCTTTGGGCAAGAGATTTTTATGAAGAGTGTAAAATTTGTCCCGAATGTAGAACAATGCAGGATAACGAAAATGATGAATGTGAATTTTGTGGTTGTGATTTATCAAATGAAGCAGAAAGCTTTTATGATGAATGGGAGGCAGAGTACATTTGCAATGAGATTGATAAAAAGCTTAAAGAAATCAATTATGATTTGATTTTCCACAAGATTGAATTAAAGAGTGGCTATTATTCAGGTGTTCAGTTTTATTGTGAAACTATGCATCACGATGAAGATGCTAACGGTGAGCTTGACCTTGATAACTATGATGCACATTGTTACTATGATATGTATAGAAGTCAGGCAAGAAGAAAATACAAGTCAGAAATCAACAAAATAAATAAGATACTCAAAAAGCTTGGTGAAGAGTATGGTTTTGAAGCTTATGGTGTATCAGCAAGATTCAGTAATGGTGAAACTTGGTATTCAAAAATTGCAGTTTAAGGAGGGTTTGTTATGGATAATGATTTTATTAAAGGTATGGAAATACTCATAAGATGCAAACAGTATGTAGAACACAGAATAGAATATTTGCAGTCAACCATTGAACAAATGGATGAGTGTGGCAAAGACCCACGAGCATTGCAAAGGGAAGTTGATAGACTTCAAAGATTACTTAGGGAGGATTAATTATGAAGATAGGAAGAACAACTAATTGGTACAGACCTTATGCAATAACAGTAAACAATAAGGCTTATAAAATTCATCAGATACATTTTTATAATGCAGAGGGGATTGTTGTTTCCTCAAATAGTGGTTGGCTTGAAACAAAGCAGGGTGATATAAAAGAAGTTGAATTACCCATAGAAGAGTTGAAGCTGAAGAGAAAAGTTAAGTTTGACGGAACAGTATTTGCTATCAGTCAAGGTAAAGAGTTTTGTGGTAGTGATATAGAAGCAGATTTATATATTCCTGCCGATATGTTAAACATTCACTTTGTAGAGCATAAAATAATGTATTCTACACAGGTTAGAGCGATTTATGAGGGTGAGCAGGGAATTTATATTACCTCTTATATAAAGAGCTTTAATGAGCATTTAATGAGCATTAGAGCAGAGTATGAAAAGGTATATAAAAGAGTAACTGATTCAGATTTATCAATAAAAGGTGAGAGTGTATTAGCTGATATTGATAGACTTAAAGTATTGGCAAAAGAATTTATAGCAGAAAGAATTAGAATAAGTAATTTAACCATTGACGATATTGAAATTTGACAGAAGGAGATTATAATTATGAGACAGAATATTAACAGATTTATCTATGGCACAGAAGCTATGAGCAAAATGGCAGAATATGATGCATTTGAAAGCTATGACAATGGTGAAAGCAGTACAGTTGAAAATGGTTATTGTAATAATGATTGCTTAAATTGTGTGCTTGAATGTCCTTACAAGGAGTATTAATTATGAAACGATATGTAACAAATAAAAATCCTAATAAGAAACAAAAGAAAGAGCAGAATAATAAGCAGAGAACTTTGTGGACTTGTTCACCGATAACAAAAGTTGTTAATAGGAAAGATAAGTACAACAGAAAAGATAAAAGTTGGCAGAAATCTTTAGAATACTGACAAAAAAATAAAATAAAATTTTAAAAAAGGTATTGACAAATTGCATTATGTATGTTATAATTATATCAACAACAGAAAAGGAGTTATGATTATGGCAATTAGAAAAATACCAACAAACACAAAATCTTTTAAGTTTTATAATGCAAATCCTAAAGACAGAAGAACAGGTGATTGTGTTATAAGGGCAATATGTACTGCAATGGATAAAAGCTGGGATGATGTGGCAAAAGGATTATTTGAGTATGTCATCAAATATAAAGTGTCTATGGGTAGTACAGAATGTTATTCCAAATATTTAGCTGATAATGGTTGGATAAAACAGAAACAGCCTAAAAAAGCAGATGGCACAAAATATACAGGTGTAGAATTTGTGAAAAAGTTTAAAGGCACTTGTGTGGCACATATTGGTGGTGGTCATATAGTCTGCATTAAAGATGGAAAAGTGATTGATACTTGGGATAGCACAGACGGTTGTATAGGAAACTATTGGACTAAAGAATAATAAAGAGTATAATAAAGAAAGAGGTATTGAATTATGAGTAATGTAAAACATTGTGACTGTCCGAAGTGGGAGAGTTGTGAATATGGTGAAATCCTTATGTGGGAATACACACCGTATAAAGCTTGTTGTTATTGTATAAAAACAGAAGAACCGAGAGGTTGTGATATAAAAGATTGTAATAAATATAAGCCAAGAACAACACCGAGAAAAGACAGTTGGTACAAAAATTATAAAATGGGATAAGGAGAGATAATATGAGCAGAGAGTTTGAATATACAATTAAGAAGAAAATCACAGAAGAAGAGATTACGAATCTTGTCATTGATGGGCTTGAAACAGGCATTGGATATTGGGCTATGCTTCACAATGACACAGAGGAATTTGAAAAGTATTACAATACAACAGACCTTGCTACTGCTGAAATTGTAGCAAAGATTATCCTGAATGGTGGCAAAGTTAAAATCACAGATATAAAAGAGGATGAAGAGCCTAAGTATGATTTTACCCTTGACAGATTGCTTGTAGGAATACAGAAAAATGCAGAAGAAAGACCTTGGGATTGTGATTTAGAGAATTACGATGCTACTACTTGTGATTGTATTATTCAGTATGCTGTTTTTGATGATGTGATATTTGGATAAGAGGTATAAAGAAATGAACAAAAGAAGAATACTTGTATGGAGTGTAACTGCATTAATAATAGTGTGTGCTTATACATCTACCTTTTTTATCGAGCTGGGCGAAGATATAACTGTGTTTGATTTGTTAGCCAAAACAGTTTTTCCTTGGATGTTAGGTAGCAAGGCAAGAGAGTTAACTAATCGGTTTACCGATTGGCTACTCCAAGCAGAAAAATAAAATAAAATTTTAAAAATAATTTACAAAAAACTCTTGACAAATTGCATTAATAGTGTTATAATTATATTGTAAATAAGAGATAGCAAAGGAGAGAGAGTCAAATGGCAAATAAAAAATGGTGGACAGTAACGGCAGAGTGTATTAAATTTCAATCTTGTTGTAACTGTAAGGTTGGAGATGTATTTGTGTTAGCAAAGGTGTCGAGTAGTGGCAATGCTTATACTTGTGCAAATGCCTTGTGTCAGGTTTATAAACCTGAATACTTTAAAGTAAGAGTTATATAATAGGAGAGTGATTATAGTGAGAATCGCAGAAAAAATTACACTAAAAAATCTTGGTGATTGTCTTGTAATGGCAGAAGATAATGATACCGTTCTTGTGAGTAAAGACGGAGTTTGTTACTTTGTGACTAATCCAACAAAGAAAAGGCAGGATGAAGAATACTCTTATGATAGTGTTGTTACATACGGATTTACAGTAGAAGAAGCTTCTAAACTTATCCGACCATTATATGAAGAACTTATTCAAACTACAACAAAACAATATAAAATTTATGATAAGTTATCCAAAATACTTGTTGAAGCTTTTAGCAGAACAATGCAATAATAAGAAGGGTGGCAGAAAAATGAAAGTTTGGGTTGACGATGTAAGACCTGCACCTGAAGGATATATATGGTGCAAAAGCACAAACGAAGCTTTACGACTAATTGTTGCGAATATAAAAGAAGTTGAAATTCTTCACTTAGACCACGATATGGGAGATACTTTTGGTGGTGATGCTATTATTATTGTTGAGGAGTTGGAAAGAAAAGCACACAGAAGTCAAGAATTTGCCGAGGCAGTTAGCAACATTATATTTATACTGCACTCTGCTAATCCTGTAGGTGTTGCAAATATGAGAGCTATAATTCAAAAGAATGGTTGGAGGGAAATCCGATGAGTAATGTTTATACAAGAAATGGTTATAAGAACAGAAGAGAATATCTTGAAAGTTTAGCAAAATCATACGGTGTTTCATATATGGAGGTATATGGTTTGGCAAGTATGCTTGGTGAGAACGAGGATTTTGACGGACTTATTTCAGCACTTGAAGATATGGAAATGTATGAAGAAATGTATATGGAAGATTAAAATTAAATTTTAAAAGTATAAAGGAGTATTGAGCTATGACAGAGTTTTATACAAATGCAGTTAAAGAACTGAAGAATATCTATGATAATCTTAACAGAAAATATTACAACAATGAACTGCCTGAAGTAGTGATTACCATTCAGTCATCACCTAAAGGTAAGGCATATGGATGGTTCGCACCTGACCGTTGGGGTGGACAGGGAGACGAAGGACAGCTCTTCCACGAAATCAATGTTTCGGCAGAACATCTCAGTAGACCTTTAGCAAATCTTTGTGGTACAGTAAATCACGAAATGGTACATCTGTATTGCAGAATAAATGATATTAAAGACACAAGTAATGGCAATGTATATCATAATAAGAGGTTCAAGGAAGAAGCAGAGAAGAGAGATTTGATTATTGAAAAAGCACAGACTATTGGTTGGAGTGTTACCACACCGACAGAACAGTTTATTAAATATGTGCAGAGCTTAAATATCAATGAGGATAATTTTAAATTCTTCAGAAAGATACCTATGGGTAAAGGCAAAGAAACTAAAAAGACCACAAAGAAAACTACCAAATACACTTGCCCTTGTTGTGAAATTAGTGTAAGAGGGGAAGAGGGATTGGAAATTGAATGTAAGAAATGTGGTGTAATTATGGAAAGTAAGCACTAATTTTCCATAAGTAAATAAAATAATATTTATATTGACAGAAAATATTGATAATGCTATAATTGGATTAGAATTGACAACGAGAGGTGAAAGAATGATAAACTATACACAGGAAGAGTTCCTTGAAATTATGAGAAAGTACAATAATATGGACAGAAGAATTATTACAATTAATTTGTCAACGATTTCTAAGAAACTTCGTATCAAAAACAAACAGGTTATTGAAGATACTCAATATAATGCTCATAAGGTTAACAGTTGGTTTGCTTTGAGTTCACCTAATATTCCTACATTTGAAGATGCATTATGGTTGGCTGTCCTATATAACTTTGATATTAAAGAATTAATTAAAGATTAAAATTTATTTTTAAAGGAGTAATGATTTATGAAAAATGTAATTGAGGTTGGCAAGAAGTATTTTATGCACGATACAAGAGTGGTAGCACTTGCATATATCCCTGAAAATGAAGTGCTGATGGTAAAAGAAACTGACGGAAATCTGTTCTTTATTCTTGATGATTTTGTTGTTGCTAATGGAAAGCTGATAACCAAAAATTCTATGAGTTTTACAGTAACAGAAAAAGAAATGCTTAATTGTATCAATACTTATCTTGCAGAAAGCACCGTAGAAGAGGTGACTAAGGATATTGTTGTTACAGCTATCCGCAACACATATTATAAAATCCCTACAAAGATTGCAGAGGTTGTTGCAGAATGGTATATAAAGCTATAATTGACAGAAAATTAAAGCAGGGTAATATCTAAATTACCCTGCAAGAATTATATTAGAGATAATATCAAACTAAGACATAAGCATTAGAATGATAAGCTCCGACACCGTAATTATAACATTTATTATTCTAATTATCAAGACTTCAAGGGGGATAGTTTGATGAAAGACAGAAAAGGGTATGTTATTATTGATGAAAATGGTAAATATGTTGTTGGTTATGTAAAAGAAAAAGATGGATTACATTATGTTGCTTATAACACCAAGGAAAGATGTGCTGTTAAGCTGTTTAAAACCGAAAAGAGTGTCACAGATTATATTGAACAATTAAATAAAATTGCTGTTAGTATAGGAGAATGTCATCAATTTTCCTATAGAGCAATTTATTAAAGCAAAATAAAATAAAATTTATAAACTAAAACTTTGACATATTATACATCTTGTGATACTATGAAACTAATGGTAAAAAAGGTGGTGTATTATGTTAAATCAAAGCAACGCAAATTTAATTAATGTACTAAATCAAATGATAAATAAATATGGCACAAATAGACAAGTCAAAGAATATCTAAAATCTAAATTTACAGAAAAGAATTTATTGAGTAGTTATCCTATTAAAATACTTAACAGAAGATTAGAGTTGGAAACATTAGATATTAAAAACGATAAAGAACTATTTGTGCTTTATGTTTTTACAGAAGGATTTCAAGAAGCATTAAGACTTAAAGATAGAAGTGATGAATCTATTGGTTTAGAAGAAGAAATAACTAAATTAGATGTTAAGGATTATTTTACTTTATCCGAACAACAATATTTTTCTAAACATAGTTATACCCCTGAAAAAGAAGAGGGGTATCCTTATACTTTTTCAAATATGTTAAAAGTGTCAGATGGTCATTATACAGGAATTATATCGGCACAAGATTTGGCACTTATTGACAGAGCTAACGATATTATTTATAACTTTAACACCCAAAGAAATGCAAAAATAGATATGTTTGGTATTAAAAGAATTAATGTTAATACAAAAAAGATACAAGAAATTTCAGATAATCTTTTGAGTGGTAGACAATTTGCAGACGAAATCAAAATAAATATTTTGAGAAACGGTGATGATGAAATTGAATTTTCATCAACCGATGGTGTTGTTGGTGAATTAAAAATCATTAGTGGTGAAATGGATATATTTGATGGTTTTCACAGAAAGACAGCAAATCAATTAGCCATTATTAGAAACCCTGAACTTCAATTTAATTGGAAACTTACAATAACAAATTTCACAGAACAAAAAGCACAAGATTTTATGGTGCAAATTAATAAGCAGACACCTATTAAAAAAGAGTATGTTAATACTTTAGACAAAAGTAAAATAGAAAATTTAGTAGTTGATTTAATTATAGATAGTCCTTTGTTTGAATTATCAGATAAGATAAAAAATACTGAACAAGAGTTAAGATATGACGGTTATACTAAAAAGAGTTTGCTTGCCACAGCTATTGCAGATAATTATAGTGACTTATTAACAAATAAATCTATGGCAAAATCAGTAGCAGATTGGATAGTAAATTTCTTGAATCACATTAGTCAGTTTTTAAGCAAGAATGATTTTTCAACCAATAAATATATGTTTATGGCATATATAGGTATGAGTAGAAAATTATACGGAGTGAATGATTGGATACAAATAGTATCTAAAGTGTTTTCTTCTTATGATTTTGGCAGAGATAATCAGAATAATATTTATATATCTAATCTTACTAATAACTTAAATAAATCTGCAAAAAATAAATTATATAATTTGTTTATAGGAGAGAGGGAGAATGAATAACAAAAAGAAAGAGGTTAAAGTATGCCGAAATGGTTTAGTGGCATTAGCAGATAGAAAATTTGAGATAGATAGTGCCAACAAAGAAGATTTTTTAAATACTTTAAATCCAAGTACAGCAAAAACATTGAAGGGTGTTTTATTAAAGGTTGATAAGTTTGAAAAACTAATTGGGAAAAGTGTATATAATTTTAATTTAGCCGAAGTTAATGAACTAATAGAAAATGAATTTAGTTATAAATCGGTGGCTACTGTAAGAACAGGTATATCATATATTAAAAAGTATATAAATTACTGTATTGAACACAATTTAACAACATTAAATCCATTTGAAATAATCACAGACTATTCACAGTATGTGAATAAAAATGCTATGGAAAATAAGTATCTAACCTATCAAGAGGTAAGAGAGATAGAAGAAAAGTTGGTTAATTTTAATGATAGGTGTATGTTAGAATTACTATTTAATGGTTTAAAGCCTGATGAATTAATAAATCTTAAAGAGACAGATATTGATTTTAAAGAGAAAGGTATTGTTGCTACTGATAAAAAAGGGAATGTAAGAAAGATATTTGGTTGTTCTGAAAGATGTTTTGAACTACTTAAACTAACTATATCTCAACAGGCATATTATTTAAATAACGGTACTGCTCAAAGCAGAAAAGACCCTAACAAGATATTAACAAACGGTTTAGGAGTAAGAACATTAAGATTCCCTGAAAGTGTTTATGTATTTAAAACTGCTGGTGGCAAGAAAATAGATGTACCTATGGAACAAAAGGGATTACAAGCAAGAGTGCGTGTAATTAGGGAGTGGGTAGGCAATCCTTATATTACTGTAACCAATTTGTATCATAGTGGTATTTTACACGAAGCATATTCAATGATGAAAGAAAAGGGTGCAAAAGAACTTGACAGATATGAAGTAGCTCAAATAGCAGGTAAATTTAATTATTGTGAACCTTATGTACCAACAGGTAATGACGGACATTTAGTTGTCAATGCAAGGGTAGGTAGCTTACAAGAATTAATCAAGGTAGGTGTCGAAAGCATATATCTAAATTAACAGGATATACAAAATGCACAAAGAATGTTGAAAAGTCAATAAATTCTTTGTGTATTTTGCGTATTGATTTTTTTGTGTAAATAATATTATAATTATATACAGACAAGCAAACAAAATAATATTTAAGGAGTTATAATTATGAATGTCAGAAGAAATGAAAAAACTAATGTACGAATTGCAACAATACTGTGTGCTGTTTTCTTAATCATTTTTGCTATGTCGATAGCATATGTTCAAGTAGAACGGAAAGAGCTGATGCAACAGAACTCAGAATATCTATCTGTAATTGAGGAATATAGCATTGAATATTCTGAGCTTGAAGGTAAGGTTGAAAGCTATGTAGATGAAATTCAAACTTATCAATCTCAAATTGAAGATTATAAGGAAAAGCTTGAAGCTACTACTGAAGCTATAACCACCACAAAGAAACCTGTAACAACCAAGCCGACTACAACCAAGCCGTCAACAACTAAGACAAGCTCTGATTCAAATAGTTTTAAAGGTAATATCACAGCCTATTGTGGATGCTCAAAGTGTTGTGGTAAGTGGGCTACAGATGACGAGGTGAAGTACGGTGCTACAGGTATGAAACTTACATCGGGGTATTCTGTCGCAAGTGACTATTATAAAATGGGTACTATTCTATATATAGAAGGGTATGGTAAAGTACAGGTGGCAGATAGATTTGGAGCAGGTCACGGTCAGTCAAGAATTGATATTTATTTTGACAGTCATTCTACAGCTTTAAATTGGGGTAGACAGTATAGAAATGTATCAGTAGTATCATAATAGAAAGGAGTATATAACAATGACAACAGAGAAGTTTGACGAAAAAATTATTGCAGAGGGTTGTGGCACAGTATTAGGAACTTTTATGGGTACAATATTAGCAACTTTTCTTAATGCTTGGTTGGTAGGTAAAGGATATGAAGTAGTGTGTAAGTATATTTCAGACCTTCCTACTATTGGATATTGGGATTTCTTTTGGGTGTTATTCGCAATTCGTTCAATATCAGGAGCAGTCTTTTGTGGAATCAGAAGTATTAGCAATATGAGTTTTAAAAGAAATTGAAAAATTTTACAAAAAGGTATTGACAAAACAAGAAAATAATATTATAATAGAATATGTCAGGTGGAGGGAACAGTTTGATTGTAGGAAAGCATTGAGCTGTCGAACTGTTGGATATAAGTGTCTGTATAGTCTTTCCTCAAATCGGTAGCCAACTTTTTGAAAAATATTTCAAAAACCCCTTGACAAATGAATAAAATAATATTATAATAGAGTATGTCAGTGGTCGAAGAAAGCCGAACAAAAAGATTTAAGAAAAAATCAAAAAAGTTTCAAAAACCTCTTGACAAAACAACAAAATAATATTATAATAGTAAATGTAGTCGAGAGATTACAGAACAAATTAAGTAGTGAGTACAAAGCCATATCGAGTATGCTACAATGTACAAACTAAGCTCAATACTATCCGTACAATAGTGAGTTTGGTGTAGCAGGGATTTAGATGTATAGTGTAGAGGATGGGTAGCACAGTGACTCAGAGTGAGTCGCAAGGATTAGGTTCGATTCCTAATTGCATCGACCAAAAAGAAAATCTCTTAAAAGTACAAGATATGAAAAAATGGTGTAACAGATTAGCGATTGGTCATCAGTAGACCGTTGGAAGTGGATGCATACACAAACCCAACCACCATTCCTAAAGGTGAAAGTCCTTTAGCTTAATATCAGTTGAAAATTTTAGTCTGACGAAGACACGAAAGGCACATACAGCAAACATTAGAAATTATAGACATTTATTAGAGGAATAAAAAAGTTATAATGCAATGTGTCTTGAAAAATTAAAGGCTCACACAGCAAACGATAGTGAAATTATCAAATAAAGATTTAAAAAGAATTGGGTTGAACAAAACTTTTACGGTGAGTTTCCAAATCTGACGATACCTGTATCGTTGATAGTTTTTAAAGCCGTGTTGAATAGAGTTTAGAATTAGAGCCTTGCAAAATAAAATAGGGTGTGTTTGATTACACCCTGTAAATATGGCGGTATGGTGGAATAGGCAGACACATCAGACTTAAAATCTGAGGGTAGAAATACCGTGTGGGTTCAAGTCCCACTATCGCTACCAAAAAGATACATACAGCAAATAAGTAAATTTTTAATGATAAGCAACATAGAGCCGTAGGTCGTAGGTTCGAGTCCTGCTCCTGCCCCCAATGGCAGGATAGCTCAGTCGGTAGAGCAACGATAAATCAATAAAAATGTATCTTGAATATAGAAATTTAAAAGAAGGGAGTAACACTATGGCACTTGATATTATCAATATTGTATTCACATCAATTATGAATTTCTTTTGTTTAATTTTCGGTGCAGATTTACTGCCCTATTAAAACCTAATCAATAAAGACACATACAGCAAATTATTTAGGAATAGTCTTTTAAACTATAAAACCTGAAATGTGTCTTGAATATGGAGAATGTGGTGTAACGGTAGCACACGCCCCTTGGGAGGGTGGGGAGCAGTTCAATTCTGACATTTTCCACCACTTGTTGATGATTTGTCATAATAAACCTCTTTCAAAAGGTTATGGTGGTTGACCTTAATAACCACCAAACATAGGGGTATGGTGTAATTGGCAACACGATGGACTTTGACTCCATTATTATAGGTTCAAACCCTATTACCCCTGCCATAATGTGAAGGACAACACCGAAAACACATCTGACATAAGGCGTTTTTGTAAAAACCCAACAATGGTCTACTGCAAGTTGTAAAATACAGAAGCAAGATAAGGTAGTATGTCAGCTACGCTTATCATTTTATGGTGGCATAGCTCAGTAGGTAGAGCGAGTGGCTGTTAACCACTGTGTCGAAGGTTCAAGTCCTTCTGTCACCGCCATATGCAGATGTAGCCTAACGGTCAGGCACACGACTTTTAATCGTGCTTAAGTCGGGTTCAACTCCCACCATCTGCACCATTAATCAATAAAATAAAATAAGGAGGAATGTAAATGTCTAAGTTAAAGAGAAGTTTAATTATTCTTGCACTTGCTTACGGACAGGAATTGCCGATAGAGCTTGTAAGAGAAGTGTTGGGTATATAACACCCTAATGTTATAAAATTTTTTAATTATATATTGCAGGATGGTAGCAGTGGTAGCTCGTCAGGCTCATAACCTGAAGGTCGGTGGTTCAATCCCATCTCCTGCATCCAAATAAATAAGACTCTAACAGCAATTCTTTTTTCAAATAACAGAAGCCAAGTCGCCATTCGTAGGTTCGATTCCTACCTGCCGAATGAGGTAGTAGTCAAGGGGTAAGACAGCGACTATTGTTTATTGATAGAGTCTTGTTATTATATGCAACATTGGTGTAACGGTAACACATTTGATTTCCAATCAGAAAATAAGGTTTCAAGTACCTTATGTTGCTCCAAGGGTTTCGTTTTGATTCTCCTTTTAAGACACATACAGCAAATAAATTTACTAATAGACGATGGTGGCTTTCTTTTCAATGTGTCTTGTCTCTCCTTTCTTTAATATACATAAGTCGCATACAGCAAATCATACTATGAGATTAAACTTGAAATTTAAACTTATACAAAAATTGCGACTTGTATTTTTTAAAATAATTTCTAAGGCTCGTACAGCAAAATCTTTTGGGACAGACTGCTAATCTGTAATGCAAAATTGAGCCTTGGAATTTTAAATATATATTAAAATTAAAATTTAAAATTCAAAGTGAGGTTATTAAAAATGAGTAATTTTATGTCAGCAATGAAGAACGAAATGGATAATCGAATTTCCATTACAGAAAATGGTGCAGTAGGTTATGCTACAACAGGTAAGAACCTTCTTGATTTAAACTTTGCAGTTGCAAGTTTAAGAAAAGCAAGTGAGCAGGAAATTATCAATAAGTTTATTGATGCTTATTATGAAAATCCAATGCTTGCAGTTAAGTGGCTTTTCTATGCTTCAGATGTAAGAGAAGGTCTTGGCGAAAGAAGAACATTCAGAGTAATTATGAATTATCTTGCCGAACAGCATACTGATATTGCCATTGCAGTAATCAAGCTTATTCCTGAATATTCAAGATGGGATAATCTTATTACGCTTATTGAATGTGGCAATGTAGAAGTTGTTAATGAAGCATTAGTAAGCATTAAAACTCAGTTAGCTCTTGACAAGATGAATATGCGTGAAGACAAGCCTATTTCACTTCTTGCAAAGTGGATGCCGAGTGAAAATGCAAGTTCAAAAGACACTAAGAGAAAAGCTACACTCATTAGAAACAGTTTAGATTGGGATGCAAGAAGGTATCGTAAGACCCTTTCTGCTCTTAGAAAGTATCTTGATGTTGTTGAATGTAAGATGTCTGCAAAGGAATGGGAAAACATTGATTATTCTACTGTTCCCTCAAAGGCAAATATCAAGTATTCAAATGCCTTTATGCGTAATGATGAAGAGAGAAGAAGAGCATATCTCGAAAGTCTCAAAAAGGGTGAAACCAAAATTAATGCAAGTGTACTTTTCCCACACGATGTAGTTCATAAGTATAGCAGAGGTTATTGGGGCAGTAGAGTAGGCTCTTATGACGAAGCACTTGAACAGATGTGGAAATCACTTAAAGATATTGGCAATATTAAAGACACAATCGTTGTTGCCGATGGTTCAGGTTCTATGATGACACCAGTTGATAGTAATTCTTCTACAACTGCTTTAGAGGTTGCAAATGCTCTTGCTATTTATTGTGGTGAGAGATGTAGTGGAGAGTTTAAGGATAAGTATATTACATTTAGTAATAGACCACAGTTGGTTGATTTTACAAATGCAAGTTCTTTACACGATAAGCTTGAAATTGCATTAAAGCACAATGAGGTGGCAAATACAAATATTGAAGCTGTGTTTGACCTTATTTTAAAGACAGCAATCAATAACCATATGACACAGGATGAAATTCCTCAGAATGTTCTTATTCTTTCAGATATGGAATTTGACAGTTGTGCAACAACTAATGGTCGTGGTCGTGTTAGTGCAACACTCTTTGATGTTATTGCAAATAAGTATGCTCAGTATGGTTATAAACTTCCGAGACTTATCTTTTGGAATCTTGCTTCAAGAACAGGTACAATTCCTGTAAAGCAAAATGATATGGGTGTAGCACTTGTTAGTGGTTTCTCTGCAAACATTATGAAGCTTGTGCTGAATGGTGAGCTTGACCCTTATAAGGCATTAGTTAAGGAACTTAATTCTGAAAGATATAAGGCTGTTGAAGAGGCACTTCGTACAGTTGTATAATAAAATAATCACTTATTTATAAGTGTTTATATAAATTTACAAATAAACAAAATAATATTGCAAAGGAGAATTTTTAATGGCAAAACAGACTGAAAAGACACCTCTAAAGAAGGGTGCATCTCAATTTACCATTATCGGTAAGGCAAAGGTTGGTGATAATACATTCAGTATTGACAACGAATCACAGTCAAGTGATTGGATTTATTCACAAATGCAACTTGGTGTTGATGTTGGTAATGGTGTTGTATACTCAAATCTTATGGGTGGCTATGGTGCTACAAGAGACAATGTAATTTATGTTCACGGTGTCAAGAAGGATACAAATGGCAAGCTCGTATCAGACTATGAGAATAGATTTACTATTGATTGGGATGATAGATTTGACGATAAGATTCTTGAAACCATTGGTGATGACTGCTTTATCAGAGTAGGCATTGAAAAGGATAGTAAGGGTAAGACCTATGTTAAGAAATTCCTTTCTGCATACGATGCAGTTGAATATTTATCAGAACATCTTACAGATGGCACTATTGTAAATGTTACAGGTAATCTTCAGTATCAGCATTACAACGATAATGTTAGTGTTCAGAAGAATATTAAAAACATTTATCTTTCAACAAAAACCGAAGAAAAAGATTTTAAGGCAGAGTTTAGACAGACTATCTTGCTTGATGCCGATAGTGTAGGTAGGTTCGATAGAGAAAAGAATACATATCCTATTGATGCCTATGTAATTGACTATGTTGGTAAGGTTGACGGTACAGAAGTTAAGCAGAATGTAGTATTCCCCAAGACATTCTATTTTGATGTTCTCAATATTGAAGCTCCTGAAAAGACCAAGATGTTACTCGACAAATTCTTTAAGCCAACAAAGAAGAATACTATTCTTGAACTTGGCGTTATTGGAACATTCTCAGAGGGTGGTGTAATTACTACGGTTACACTTGATGACCTTGATGACGATGTAAGAATGATGGTCGATGCAGGTATGCTTAGTGAGGAAGAGGCGTTTGCAAAATATACCAATGGTCAAAAGGATAAACGAATGGTAATTAATCAGTTTATTACTAAGAACGATAGTGATGACCCTGATAAGAAGCACCTTGTAATTATGCGTGAAGATGGCAAGTACACACCTGATGATTTTGTATTCATTAGTCAGTTTGTTGATACAGACGATGAAGAAGAGTCTGTAGAAGTTGATGACGATGATGAAATCGACATTAATGAGCTTATGGGTGATAGTTCTAATGATGACGAAGATGACCTTCTGAAAGCATTGGGATTAGATTAACGAATAATATGACAAGGAGATAATATAATATGGGAATTTTTAAAAAGCCTGAAAAGACAAAGAAAGCACTTAAAGTATTACTTTATGGAGACACAGGCACAGGTAAGTCTACCTTTGCCCTTAGTTTCCCCGATAATGCTATTGTAGACTCTGAGGATGGTTATACATTCTATAAGGAAAATCCTAATATCGCTCTTATGGTAACTACAAATAGTATTTACGATTTAGAAGAAGCTCTTGACGAAGTTGAAAATGAACTTCTGCCTGAAAACGCAATTAAGACTTTAACTATTGATAGTGTAACTAAGTTTTATAATAACCTTCAGGTTGTTCAGCAGAATCTTGTTGAAAAGAGAGCAAAGCGTAAGGGTCAAGATGTTGACGATGCTAACCTTTCACAGAGAGAATGGGGCAAGATTAAGAATATAATGAAGAGAATCAACGATACACAGCTTATGTTGGCTTCTCAGGGTATTAATATTGTTAATGTTGCACAGGAAAAAGAAATCAAGGAAAAAAGAGGAGAAAATTGGGTTGTTGTAGGCTACAAGCCTGATACTGCAAACGGCATTGCTTTTGACTACGATATTATTCTGAGACTTACTACCGAAGAAGATAAAAAGACCAAGGAAGTTAAGTATTTTGGTGAAGTGCTTAAAGACCGTACACAGACATATAAGAAGCACGACATTATTGAAAATCCTTCTTTCAAGAATTGGGAAGATGTTTACAATAACAATATCAAGAATAAAGAAGCTGTTGTAAATTTCCGTTCTGACACGGTTAAAGACGAGGATAGAATGGCAAGTGATGAAGCAAGTGCAAAAGACCTTGCTGAAGAAATTAAGGCTTTTATTAAGACTGCCGATGATACACAGAAGGCACAGCTTACCAAGACTATGAAATCACTTGAAATTAATATTAAGGATTTAGCAGGTAATCCTCTCGAAAACCTTAAAGAATTAGTTGACCTTATAAAAACTCTTTAAAGGGCTTGACAAATCAATAAAATAATATTATAATAATAATAAACAGGGGATATTAAATCAATATCCCCTTTAATACTAAATTCAGTAAAGGTGATTACAATGGCAAAAATGACCGATAAAGAAAAACAGGATTGGGACACATTATATAATTATGTCAAAAAGATATTAGGTTATGATGATACTATGGCATTACCAAAATTTGCCGTTATGCGATTAAAAGGATTATCAGAAGGTAAATATTATGCCAATAAGAAAACTAAAACTATGGCAAAATATGATTATAAGACTATTTATTTAACCTTTATTTTCTGCAAGGATAAGATTCAACAAGCATTACAAACAAAGAGCTTTGCTAATGAACAGGCTAAGTTTAATTATGTTTTTGCTATTGTAAATAATAATATCAATGATGTAGTTTTAAGATTAAAAAAGGCTAAAAAGGCTGAAGCAAAAATACAAAAGTCCGATGTTGTTGATTATGAAATTAAAGTTGATAAAAATGTTAATCATAATTTAGAGTCCAAAAAAACGGACAATAACACCTTTACTTCTTTAACTAATGATTTATGGTAAAGAGAGAGGTGGATAAATGCCAAAGACAAAAAAAGAAACTAAAACTGTAACACAAACAGCTTGGGAAAAAGCTTGTGAGAAAGTTAATAAAAAAATTGCTGAAAACTCTTTATCATCCGAAGCAAATGTATGTGCTATTTTATGGAAGAACCCTGAGTTATATCGTACTTATGACAATATTGCATTAAGTGATTTCCAAAGTAATGTATGGAAAGTTTATTTTGAAATAGGTAGACAGATTATTCTTGATGAACAAAAGAATACTCTTGACGAATTAACGGTTGGCTTCTATCTCCAAAAACATAGTAAGCTACACGAAAAGTACGAAGAATATGGTGGTTATAATACCATTCAACAAGCAACTGAATATGTTGATGTATCTAATATAGATGGCTACCTTAGAGATTTGCATAAATTTAAGACACTAAAACAAATGAATGATTTAGGCTTTCCTGTGGCTCAGAATTTCTCAAAATATATGGATATGTCACTTGAAGAAATATACCAATATTACGATGCTCTGCTTAATCACACCTTCCTTAATGCTGAAACAAACATAAAGACATATAATGTTGCAGACGGTATTTTTGAGTTAATTGATAAAATGGATAAGGGTGAAACCTTTGGTATGTCTATGTATGGTTCAGAGATTTTATCCAACCAAATTGCAGGTATACAGCAAGGTCATATTTATATGTTATCTATGGCTTCAGGTGGTGGTAAATCATTTCTTGCTTGTAGATGGTTATTACCGAGTATTATCGACCAAGATGAAAAGATTTGTATGATTATCAACGAAGAGGATGAAACAAGAGTTCAAAAAGAGTTGTTGGTATTTTATGCAAATTATGTTTTGGGTGGTCATATCACAAAGACACAACTCAGGAATGGTGGATTTGATGAGCAGACCAAAGAACTATTATATAAGAGTGCTGAAAAAATCCAAGAGCTTAAAGATAAAAACACTATTATTATCGCACCATTAGAGAGTTATAATGTTGATATTGCTATTAAACTTATCAAAAAGTATAGTTCTATGGGGTGTAAGTATTTCGTACTTGATACCTTAAAGTTAGGTAATGATGCTAAATCCGAAAACAGTTGGCTCTCATTACAGACTGATATGGTTAAATTGTATGATGTTATCAAACCCAAGGTAAAGAATGTTGCTTTGTTTGTTACTGCACAGCTTGGCAAACAGGCACTTGTTCAAAGATATTTAACCAACTTTTCCATTGGTATGTCTAAAAATATTATCGACACTATGAGCTGTGTTATGCTTTCAAGACTTGTGCTTGAAGATGAAAAGGGTGAAGAAAAGAATAGTATCAAGTGTTTCCGTATAGAGGGTAAACGAACAAAGATACCATTTAAACTTGACCCTGAAAAAAATTATTTAATCTTTTTTGTAACCAAAAATAGATTTGGTGAGGCTAATGGTTATCAGATTGTAGCCGAGGTAGATTATGCCACGAACTATTATAAGGAAGTAGGGTATTGTAGCATCTTGCCTGAGTATTGATTATTTGTTATAATTTAATTAACCATTATTTAACCAATAAACCTTAACGGAGGTATTACAATGGAAAGAGATGCTAACGGAAATATTTTACCTTGGGAATGTCCGAGGTGTGGTAAAACTGTGACGGATTATCCTGCGTTATCAAGAACCGACAATAAAACAAACATATGCTCTCAATGTGGAACAGATGAGGCTATGGAAAATTGGGCAAGATATATACAAAGTCAAAAAGAACAAGAATAAAACAAAAAGGAATGATATTTAATTAGTATGTACATATTATACAAAATTAAATTATCATTCTTTTTATTTTTGTGCAAATGGTAAAACCTGTAAAAAATCACCCGAAACCATTGACAAATCAACAAAATAATATTATAATAAAGATACAGTTAAGGAAAGAAATAACAAATACGGAAAGGAAGAATTAAAAATGAAATTTAAAATTGGAGATAGGGTTAGAATTGTTAAATCATTACCTTTAAAAGCAAGTGACTATCTACCAAAAGCACAATACATTGGACAAATTTTTACCATTGTAGCAATACGAGAAAATGATAATTACTCTTATAATTTTCCACGAAATCCTTGGTGGTGGAGTGACGATGAACTTGAATTAGCACCTTTTACCAAGTCAGACCTTAAAGACGGTATGGTGGTTGAGTGTAGTAATGGTAAAAGAAAAGTGCTAATAAATGGTGCTTTTAGGGGTACACATTGTTATACAGCGGTGAGTGCTTACACAGATACGCTCGAATGTCGTTATAATGAATCAACTATTAATAAAGTATATACATCAAAGGCTTTATCTTTAAGCTCTTATTTTGACGATAAAAACCTCACTCTTATTTGGGAACGACCCAAAGAACCTGTTAAGAAAATGACAGTAGCCGAAATCGAAAAAGAACTTGGCTATAAAGTAGAAATTGTTTCAGAAAATTAAAATTAAATTTTAAAAAGATAGGAGATAAAATAATGGCATATTGTGGATATATTACAAGATTAAGAAATGTAAGACCCCATCACAACGCTGACCGTTTGCTTTGTGGTGAATGTTTTGGTAACAATGTTATTGTAAGCCTTGATTATACCGAAAATCAGTTAGGTGTATATTTCCCTGTAGATGGTAAGCTCAGTGAGGACTTTGCAAATAAGCATAATCTTGTACGAAGAAAAGACGAAAATGGTAATAATGTTGGTGGTTATCTTGACCCCGAAAAGAGGAACATTAAGGCTCTGAAGCTTCGTGGTGAACAGTCAGACGGTTTGTTTATGCCACTTGAAAGCCTTGCTGATTATGTTGATATTAAGACACTTAATGAGGGTGATACAATTACAACTCTTAATGGTGTACTGATTTGTGAAAAGTATATTCCTAAGACAAATCATAGAAGCAATAGTTATTCAACAGGCAACTCAAACAAGAGAAGGAAAGTGGTTATCTCTCCTTATTTTGAAGAGCATATTGACACTGCACAGCTTGCATATAATCTACACGCTTTTAAGGCAGGAGACATTGTTGAAATTACACTGAAGCTACACGGTACTTCACAGAGAACAGGTTATCTGCCTGTATTTAAGGGTTATAAATACAAGACTCCTTTTGAAAAGTGGTTTACAGAGGGAGCTAAGAAGTACGAAGAACAGAATGGTGGCAAAATGATGCCTTGGGATACTAAAATCTATGATTGGATTATAAAGCGAGCAACTCCTATTTACGATTGGGATTATGTATCAGGTACAAGAAGAACTGTTCTTGAAAGCTATGACGGTGGCTATTATGGTAATAACTCATTTAGAGAACAGCACCACAATAAGTTTGTAGGCAAGTTACATAAGGGCGAAGAGGTATTCTATGAGGTAGTTGGATTTACAGATACAGGCACACCTATTATGCCTACGGTAAGTAATAAGAAGCTTAACGATAAGGAATTTGTTAAGAAGTATGGTGATGAAACTATATTTAGTTATGGTTGTGAACCTAATGGTTGGAACGATAAGAATGGTGGATATAATCTTGGTCGTTGTGAACCTCAGTCAGATATTTATGTATATCGTATGACTATGACCAATGAAGATGGTGAGGTAGTTGAATACCCTTATGATTATATGAAGTATCGTTGTGAACAGATGGGTGTTAAGGTTGTACCTATGCTTAAAAGATTTATTATTCCTAATGATGTATTTTATACAGATATGGGTGAACCCATTACCATAGAAGCTGGCGAATTTGTAAAAGATATAGCAGAATATTATTATGATGGTGTTGACCCCATTGGCAAGACCCATTGGCGTGAGGGTGTAGTTGTAAGAATTGAAAACAGACCTAAGTTTACTGCTTATAAGCATAAGAATTTCACCTTTAAGGTTCTCGAAGGAATTGTAAAGGATAGTGCTACTGAAGCCGATATGGAAGAGGCACAGGAAATTGTAGAAAGTGAGTAATGTGTAATGGGAAAAATGTATATTAAGACATTTCAAATAGGTGATAAAGTTCTTGTTACAAGCCAATGTCAAACAAGCGGATGGGTAGGCGTGGTTGATAACATTAGCAAGGGTTATTGGAGCAATGATACTTACATCACCGTAAAGTTTAATGGTGGACTTAAAAGAACTTATAATGCAAACTCTTTAAAGTTATATAACGAAGAAAATAATATTACAGATAAAGGAGACAACGAAATGATTACAGGAAATTATAGAGTAGCAATGGTTAAATTTGTACAGGGAACAAACACAGATAAGAAGTATGCTTTTGCACTGTTTGAAGATTATATCAGTGTAGATGAATATGTACTTTGTGATACAGCACACGGATATAGTGTCGGTAAAGTGATTGAAATTATTAACAAAGACGAATATGACGGTGTTGAGATAACTAAGGAAATTATTTCTCCTATTAACTTTTATTACTTTGAACAGCGTAAGAAGAACAGAGAAGAAGCTAAGAAGCTGAAGAGTGAGATGGACAAAAAGATGAAGGAAATGCAGGAACTTGCTCTGTATGAAATGATGGCTGAAAAGAGTCCTGAACTCAAAGAAATGCTTAATCAGTATAAGACATTAATGAACTAAAATTAAAATTTAAATTTAAAATATTGGAGGAATTAATAATGAAAAAGATTATCGCAGTAGTATTAGTAGCAATTATGGTATCATTCTGTTTTGTAGCTTGCGATTCAGTTTCGGGCAGAAGAGACGATAAGGAATCAACAATCGCAATAGCTGACAAGCTTTCAACAAATCAGCCCACCCCTACAGATATTAATTATTCTCTTGAAAGATATAATCTTATCCGTAGAGCATATTGGGTAAATGGACAGAGAGAAAAGGCAAATGCACTGCCTTGTGAAGTAGAAAAGCCTTTAGGTTATATCGTTCTTTTTGGTGAAAGTGGTGCGGTTATAAGCAATTTTGTAGTTGACGGTAAGGTGTCAAGTCTTAATTCGTTTCTTACACCTGATACTGAATATTACGAAATAGCCACAGGTGCAACAAGCACATATTACAATGAATGGCTTTCCGATGTTGACGGTTCATACGGTGAAAATGATGCAGGTATTTTCTTCTTTACACCTGACGGTAAGTATATCGAATGGACAGGAACTTATCTCTATTCAGATATTCCCTTTGAGGTTGAAAATCCTGTATTAAAGGTAGGTGCAACAAATGAATAAGATTGGTGCAGTTATACTTACACTTGTTCTTGTGGCTCTTGTCGGTTCGTCTATATTCTTTAATGCAACACCGACAGGCAAGGCAATGTGGAATACTTGGTTTCACGCTGTTCAGGTAGCAGATGATAACACCAATTATGAAACTCGTAAAAAGGTTGAAGATACTTGTCGTTCTATGATTTCAAGTTATAACTCTGACAAGATGACCTACGAGCAGTATAAAGATAGTGATAATGAAGAAAAGCAGTCTTGGGCTGAACAGGCAAAAATGAGAGCTAATAAGACAGCTTCTACTTACAATAATTATATTATTAAAAATAACTATGTTTGGAAAAATAATGTGCCGAGTGATATTTATATGAATCTACCTTTTATTGAATAAGGGGTGATAATTATGAAAATATCAAGAGAACGATGGGTAATTATTCGTGACGATACCGATATATTCTGTGGTTTAGCAAGAAACTATGAATTTAAACCCATAGACAACATTGGTAATACAGCTATCAAGACATATCTTGGCAAGAATAAAGCAGAAGCCTCTTTCCGTAAATCTTGGTATAGAGGGGAAGAGCTTCTTGAAAGCGGTAAAATTAAAGCTGTAAAGGTTATTGAAACGATTGAGAGTGTTGATATGGTTGAGGTTAGACACGGTGAGTGGCATTACTTTGGATATACGCTAATAGGTGATAAGGCATATAGATGTAACTTATGTAGTTTTGCAGTTGCTAATCTCGACGAAGTAGGAATGAACTACTGCCCTAACTGTGGTGCAAAAATGGATGGTGCTAATGAAAGACCTTGATTTTAAGCTTCGTGAGCGTTATGAACAAAGAGAATACTGTCCCGATAAATACGGTGAAACAAGAGTTGACCGAATACTTAATCGTAAATTAAGCAAACAGCAACAAAAAGAAAAGTATGTAGGTAATAAGAAAGAAGGTGTTGATAATGGGTAGTGTAAGTTTAATTGACGGTCATATTGATAATGATACACCAAGAATGACAGATGAACAGATTATTCAGGCTTATGCTTGTTGTAATATAAGTGACTTTGGTGGATGTGATAATTGTCCTTGTCAAATTGAAGATGAATGTATTATAAGAACAAAAGGATTTGATTTAGAACGAGAGGTTTTCAATGTATTCAACCACCAAAAGGCAGAGATTGAGAGGTTAGAAGATTTGGTAGCCGAAAAACAAAATTTAGCTGACCAATGGCGAGATAATGTGGAAGAGCTTCTTATAGAAATTCAAAGTAAAAGAAATGGTGGGTGATTTAGTATGACACAGAGAACAAAATTGAATGAAAAAACTGAAATCACCAAAAAAATAATTCACATAATGGTAACATCTTTATGTAGTAGAAGTTGTAAACATTGTTGTAATAAGCAATATGATTTAAACGATATACCCTATGTGACCGATGAGGAATTAAAAGAAGCTGAAACACTTTGCTTAACAGGTGGAGAACCTTTTGCTTTTACAAATCCTTGTGAAATTGCCACATATTATAAACATAAATATAAGAATATCAAAAACATTTATGTTTATACAAATGCTGTGGAACTTGCTAAATATCTACAGTACAACACCATAAGAGATATTGACGGTATAAGTATATCAATAAAAACAAAAGCAGATGCGTTAGTGTTTGATGGTATTAAGGATAGAAAAGATATTTGTCAATTAGCAAGTAACCGACTTTATGTATTTGACAATTTATATACAGAAAAAACACAAGGATTTAATGTGATACATAGAGAATGGATGGAAGATTTTCAACCTGCAAATGATAGTATTTTTAGGAGAGTGTGATAATGATTGAAATAAGAAATGAATGTTGCGACTGTGCCGTTCCTGCATATCCTTGCCTTGGTAACAACTGTCCGTTACAAAATCAAAGAGTATATATCTGTGATGAGTGCAAAGACGAAGTAGACGAGCTTTATGAATTTGAGAGCGAAGAACTTTGCATTGATTGTATTAAGGAAAGATTAATAGTAGTTGAATAATAAATTAAAGAAACAATATTGATGTACAAATTGCACAAATATCATATTGTTTCTTTTATTATTTTTATGCAAAAGGTAGAATATGACTGACATATCTTGACAAATGAATAAAATAATATTATAATAATAAATGTAATATGAAACAAAGGAGTTAACGATATGACATTAGAACGAGAGACAAAAATAAATTGGAGACTTTTTGATGATTATAAATATGTTAAAAGTCTTGGTTATAATGTGCTTGGTGTATTTCTGCAAGGCTCTCAGAACTATAATCTTGATTATGAGGGTAGTGATATTGATACTAAAGCAATTATTATTCCGTCATTTGAAGATTTTGTGCTTAACCGTAAGCCTGTAAGTACAACCTTAATTCTTCCTTCAAATGAACATATTGATTTAAAAGATATTAGGCTTATGCACGAATGTTTCCGCAAGCAGAACATCAATTTTATTGAAATCTTGTTTACCAAGTATAGATGTTTAAATGTTGATTACAAAGAAATTTATCAGCCTATGTTTGATAATAGAGAGCGTATTGCTCATTATAATAATTATGCTTCTGTAAACTGTATTGCAGGTATGGTATTTGAAAAACATAAAGCAATGGAACATCCTTATCCTACACTTAAAGATAAGATTGAGAAGTACGGATATGACAATAAACAGCTTCATCATATTTTAAGATGTGAAGAATTTTTAAGAAGATATATCAACGGTGTACCTTATGAAGAATGTCTTATTCCTACTAATCCTCAGTATTTAATCAATGTTAAATCTGAATATATCCATTCGTTAGAAGAGGCAAGGCAGATAGCAAAGAATGTTGAATGTCTTGTTAAGCTTACAAAGCAAGACTATATGGATAAGAACCCTGTTGTTATTGATACAGAGGTTGAGGATATTATGAATAATGTTCTTATTGAAGTTTTAAAATTTTCATTTAAAAAAGAGATTGGAGAGTAAGATATGACTTGGATATTAGAAGATATTATGAGAATGGATTTTACTGAAACAGTAGGCGGTTCTTACGAAGTAGAAAAGACAGCCATATTTAATAAAAACGCTATCTCTGAAAAAGAAGTTTGGAAAAAGATAAGAAGTGGTGAATATGACAGTAGAATCATTGTCATATATACAGAACAATTTGAAAATGTATTTAAGAAAGAAGGTTAAATATGACACCTACATTTATTATGCTCGTAGGTTTACCTGCAAGCGGTAAATCAACCTATGCTAAAGAGCTTGCCGACAAATACGATGCCAATATTCACGCAAGTGATGCTATTAGAGAAGAGCTGTCGGGAAATATTAACAATCAGAATATTAATGATTTGGTATTTAAAACCTTACATAGCCGTGTTAAAGAGGATTTAACAAACGGTAAAAATTGTATATATGATGCAACCAATATTAACTATAAACGCCGTATGGCTTTCTTAAATGAACTTAATAAAATTCCTTGTGAAAAGATTTGTATTTTTATGGCTACACCTTACGAAGTGTGTTTAAAGAATAACAGATTTTATAGAGATAGAAAAGTTCCCGAAGAGGTTATTGAAAGAATGTATAGACATTTCGATGTGCCTTATTGGTATGAGGGTTGGGATGATATTGAAGTTATTTATATTGATGAAACACATAAAAAATATTATGGTACACCTTATGGTTTCTTAAATCATTATAAATTTGATGACCAACATAACTCACATCATCAATTAACTCTTGGTGAACATTGTAATAAAGCTTGGGATTATGTTTCTACACATCAAAAGGATTATGAGCTTCATAATGTTGCATTAAGATGTGCTACAATGTTACACGATTGTGGCAAACCTTTCTGTAAAACATTTAAAAACACAAAAGGTGAAACCACTAAAGAGGCACACTATTACGACCATCAGTATACAGGTTCATATAATAGTTTCTTTTGGGGAACTGATGATATAAGCTCGTTAACTGTTGCAACTCTTATTCGTTGGCATATGCAACCGTATTTTATTAAAGAAGAAAAAACATTAAACAAATATCGTAAACTTTGGGGTGAGGATTTATATAAGGATATAATGTTACTTCACGAAGCAGATAAGAACGCACATTAAGAGGTACAAAATATGAAATGTCCTAATTGCAATAAAGAAATGAGAGATAATTCATATGAGTATTATAGTATTGGTGGTTGGGATTTGGATTATCCTGATTTATTACACGAAGAATATTGGTGTCAAGATTGTCTTATTAGATTTACCAATGGTAAGTGGGAGATGCCACAATATTTGATTGCAACTGAAAAACAATTAAAGGCAGGAATAATTATAAATCGTAATACTGGTATTAAAATGCCACCCCCTCTTAAAAAACTAATGTGGCAATATATTCAAGATAATATGGAATTATCAAAGCGAAAATCTGAAGAATATAAAAACCAAAGGAAACAAGCTTTTGTGGAATGGTGTGAAGAAAATTCAGATTGGTTGCCTGAATATTTTTAAAAATTAAATTTAAATTTTAAGGAGAGAAACAAAATGATTGACCCTAAAAACCCTTCAGAATATATTAGTGAATTTCTTAACTTTTTATCTTCAGTAGAATCATCTTATAATTTCTGCTTGGCTGAAATGAAAAGACAGGAACAGCTTACACAAGATTACCTGCATAGTCTTGAACTTGATGATTTAAGATATGAAGAAAGAAATAAGGTGGCTACAAAGCTTGCTATGAATCGTAAGGATAGACGATACTACAAAGATAGAGTTGAAGAATATGAGCCTATTATTAAGTTCCTGAATGACCAAAAAAATAAGCAGGTTATAAAGCAACTTACACAGGTATTGGGCGATGTTAGGAGACAAGAACAATATCATAATAAGAGATTTTATATACCTAAAGTTTTAAAGGAAAAAGAATAAATCTTTGTGCAATATGCACATTGACAAACAAACAAAATAATATTATAATAATATATGTAATTAAGTTAAGGCGGTGAGAACTATTGACATTAAAGAGTTGAAAGAATATATAATCAACAATGACAAAATTGAGACAGTTCTTACTGCCCTTTTATGTCATCATATCAAAGATAAAGGTAAGTATTTTGCGTGTGCAAGACCCGAAGGGGATAATCCACAATCTATTATTGTATATAAGGATAATCTTTCTGTTGAAATGTATACAGGTCAAAAGATACAGGGAGATATTATTGCTCTTGTAATGGGATTAAAACAGATAGATTTTATATCTGCTTTAAAATGGTTGCATAAAACTCTCAACCTTGAATGGAGTAACAAAAAGGTTAAACCTAAAAGTGAACCCAAACACGACCCCTTATCAATTTTCACCTCGAAATTAAAATCTAAACACAAATGTGTGGTCAATGATGTTGATGTTTATGATGAGGATATTTTAACTGATTTTGGTGATTGTATTCATCAAGATTATTGTGGTGGTCGTATTACCGAAAAGGTTCGTAGAGAGTTTGGGTTATGCTACGACTTTCAACGGAAAAGAACAGTCATACCTTGGCGTAATCAAAATGGTATTGTAGGACTAAGCGGTAGAACATCAATACCTTTATACAAAGAGTTAGATATTCCAAAGTTTTGGAGTTATCAAGGCTTTAAAAAAGGTAAATGTGTATATGGTTTCTGTGAAAACTATGCACACATACAACAAGCAGGATATTGTGTTCTGTTTGAAGCCGAAAAAAGTGTATTGATTAGAGCTTCTTTGGGTGATAGGACAGGTTTGGCTATTGGGGGTAGCAACATTACTGATGAGCAAGTAGGGTTAATATTAAGCCTTAATTGTGATGTTGTTGTAGCTCTTGATAAAGACCAAAGCAAAGAAGATATTAAAGAAATATGCAAAAAGTTTTGTAAATATAGAAATGTATATTTTATTTGGGACAAATGGAATTTGCTTGGTGAAAAGGATAGCCCTGCTGATGCCAATAATAAAACTTATAATTTTTTAATGAAATATAAAATTAAGTATGTAGAAAAGGAGTAATTTTGTGAGCAAGATTTTTTATATTAGTGACCTTCATTTTGGTCATAAAAACATTATTAGATATGATAATAGACCGTTTAGAACTACGGAAGAAATGGATAAGGCTTTAATTGATAATTGGAATAGGGTTGTGTCAAATGAAGATACAGTATATATTCTTGGTGATATTAGTTGGTATGATACAAATAAGACTATTGAAATTATTAAACAGCTTAAGGGTCGTAAAATCCTGATTAAAGGAAATCACGATAAGTCAGGTATTGAATTTTATCAGTGTTTTCATAGAATGGAAAACTATGCCGAGGTTGTTGATGGCACAACAAAGGTCACTATGAGTCATTATCCTATGCCTTTTTGGAATGGTCAGTTTAGAGATAGTGTTCATTTATATGGTCATATTCACAATTCACATCAGTGGAATATTATGGAGAGCTGGTTAGACGAAACAAGACAGCTTCAGGATATTCCTATGAGAGCATACAATGTAGGTTGTATGATGGATTGGATAAGGTATACACCGAGAACACTTGATGAGATTATCAAGGGATATGAGGTATATCACAAACAAACAAAATAATATTACACAAGAACAAAGGAGAAGTTAGTATGTCTAAATATACTAAGAAAATATGTATTCCACAATATACACCAAAGGGTCTTAAAAAGAAAAGCAAGGCAGTAGATAAAACAAAGTATGATGCACTTATTAAAAATATAGAAAACTCTAATGTGTCTGAAACTGAAAAAGAATTTTTGAAATTAGCAGCGACAAGACATATTAAATTTGATTATTCGGTTATAGCAGAATGTTATTGCCACGCAAGCAAGGAAATGCAGGAGCTTATGGAAGAATCTGCATTAGTCATTATTGATGTAGATGATGCTATAGCCAATGGTTATGTAAGGTTGAGCAAAAGAATTAAAGATATTGTAGACATTAGAAAGGATGCTGACGGTGAGAAGTGATTTTTGTGTGTTTATTTTGTCATACAAGAGAGCCAACAGTATGTATACAGTAAATAGTTTATTAAATAGTAATTACACAGGCAAATATTATATTATTTTGGGTGATGATGACCCTACCATTGACGAATATATTAATAAGTATGGCAAAGATAAAATCATAATTTTTAATAAAGAAGAACAAGCAAAATTAACTGATACTTGTGATAATTTTAATAAAAGAAAAGTTATATTGTATGCAAGAAATTTTTGTTTTGATGTTGCTAAAGAATTAGGATATAAATATTTCTTACAGTTAGATGACGATTATACAGGTTTTGAGTACCGCTATGAAGAAGATGATAAGTTCAAAGTATTACCTGTCAAAGAATTTGATGAATTGGTAGATATTATGATTGACTTTTTAGATGAGTCAAAGGCATACACTATTGCTTTTGGACAGGGTGGAGACTTTATCGGTGGGAAAGATTCATCTTTAGCTAAAGCAAAAATTAAAAGAAAAGCAATGAACTCATTTTTCTGCACAACCGAAAAACCTTTTAAGTTTATTGGAAGTATCAATGAAGATGTAAATACATATTGCACATTGGGTAGTCAAGGCAAATTATTTATGACCATTAGAGATATATCATTAAGACAAAAGAATACCCAAACTACAAAAGGTGGAATGACCGATGAGTATTTAGATAATGGAACATATATAAAGTCTTTTTATAGTGTTATGACCAACCCATCGTTTGTTAAAATTTTTGGTATGGATACAGTTAATACAAGAATACATCACAGGGTAGATTGGAATAGTGCTGTTCCCAAAATTATTAGTAGTAGATATAAAAAATAATTTTACAAATAAACAAAATAATATTATTAATTCTGTGAAAGGTAACAAATGTAACAAATGATAGATTGGAATTATCAAAGTGAACTAAGTGCATCGAGTGGTTATGAAGATGTACTTGATAAATTAAAATCATACACCAAAGAAGAATATATAAAGTCAACCCCTCAAAGGCAAGAAGAAATTATACAAGAAGTTTTTAATATTTATAGAGCTAAGAACATCTTTCCTATTACATATTATAACGATGAAGGTATAAAAACAGAAATTCAATCGTGTGTAAATAAAAAGATTGAATGGGATGGAGATATTTTAAATATTAAATTTAATCAAGGAGCAAGCTTATGTAGATTTATATTCCCAAACTTATATGAAGTGGAATGTAAGGGTGTTAAAAATAACTCTCCGTATTATAAATTTTATGATGACCATAAATTATATCGAGCTATTAAGTTTTGCCTCGACCATAAATCTGTAGCCCATCCTGTTGTGCCTACTGCTATTAAAGATGGGTTGGAAATGTTAGGCGGCAATGTGGCTACTAACTTTTCACCAATGAAAGCAAAAGCTTTATATGAAAAATATTGTCCTGCTAATGGTATTATTTATGATTATTCTTGTGGCTTTGGTGGGCGTATGCTTGGAGCATTAACAAGTGAAAACAACTATAAATATATTGGTGTAGAGCCTTGTATTGAAACTTTTAATAATTTAAATAGATTAGGTAAATACATAGAGCAAACAACACATAGAGAAAATATCTTTAAAATTGCTTGTAAAGGTAGTGAAGATTTACGACTTAAAGCAAATACCATAGACTTTGCTTTTAGTAGCCCTCCGTATTTTAATTTAGAAAAATATTCTAACGAGAATACTCAGTGTTATAACAAATTTCCCGAATTAGACAAATGGTTTCTTGGTTATGTACAACCTACTATAGAAAATATTTATTATATGCTTAAACCCGATAGATATTATGCGGTTAATATTGCCGATTTCAAACTTGGTAATAAAAACATAGAGTTTGTTAATCAGTGGATTGATATTAGTCTTAATACAGGTTTTACATTTGTTAAAGAGATTCCAATGAAACTGCAAACAAGAAGAGGGCAGGGGCATAATGATAATACTTTTAAAAAACAAGAGGGTATATATTTATTTAAAAAATAACATTTGAAAGGAAAATAAAGATGTCAGTTAATCAAGAAATAAGAAGCAAACTTCCACCTGATGCAGTCATTTTTATTAATCAGGCTTATGACAATTCAATTATTGGCACTACCTTTGACGGTAGAGCAATATATGATTTTGATAAGATGGTGCAAGAGCTTATGGCTGATGAGGGTTGGACTGAAGAAGAGGCTATTGATTGGGTAGAATACAATACTTTTAGAGCATTACCCTACGGTGGTGATAAAGCACCTTTGATAATGAGAAACGAGGGATAATATGAAAATTTTTAATTTGCCAAGACAGGCAGGTAAAACAACTCGTATGTTATACGCAAGTGAATATCATAATGCACCAATTTTATGTGCTAATGCAGGAATGAAATACGGTATAACACAAATGGCTCATAAGCTTAACATTAACATACCTGAACCCATTACTATACACGATATAGCTAATCACAAAGTTAAATCTCAGGGATATAAGGGAATTTTGGTTGATGAAATGGACTATGTTTTACAAAGCATATTAGCACCGTATGGTTTAGACATATTAAGTGCAACTATTACAATCGAAGATTAAGGAGTGCAAAAATGGACAAGAAAGAAAAAGTATTAACATTTCAAAATGAATTAAAATGGATTAACAATAAGGAGATTAGAAAGTTTGCAGTATGTATGATTGCTGAACTTCCCGATTATTTCTTTGTAGTCCCTGCAAGTAGTACAGGTAAGTATCATCCTGAATATTCATTGGGTGAGGGTGGTCTTGTAAGACATACAAAGTCTGCTGTGCTTATTGCTAAAACACTGCTTGACCTTGAACAGTATCAGAGTGAATATAGCGAAGAAGAACGAGACATTATATTGACTGCTCTGCTTTTACACGATGGTGTTAAACACGGTCTTAATGGTAGCAAATACACAGTGTCAACTCATCCGATTGAAATGGTAGATTTTATTAATGATTTTATTACTAAGAAAGATTTAAACCCTTGGGATGATATGATTACTACTATACAGTTGATTTGTAAATGTATTGCTACGCATATGGGTGAATTTAATAAGGATTATAAAATAGGAGAAGAGGTTTTAGACAAGCCCGAAACCAATATGCAAAAGTTTGTGCATATGTGTGATTATCTTGCAAGTCGTAAATTTCTTGAAGTAAAATTTGAAAAGGTGGAATATTAAATGAATATTATCGAAACTAAAATCAATGAAGATAAGTTGCAAAAATTAATTAAAAGAGCTGAAATGGCTGATTTAGACAATATCAAACTTCTTGTAAATTATGAAACATTACAAATCATAGAAGCACAGGCTTATCCACACAACATTACACTCAAACGATTTGAAACAAGACCTTTTTATATGGGTTATCCTTTTGTAGTAGCTAAACATTTAGATTTTGGTGTAGTTCAAGCGTATGGGACAAAAACAAAAGACTGTACTCGTATTACTGTTTATTCCGATGGTACTCCACCGAAAATTGAAAATGATGTTAAAGAAGAAATGATAGTTTTTATAGAATGAGGTGTTATTATGAAGTTATATTTTGAAAATTCTTATGGTGAGGAGAGAGTTATAGCCGAAGTAGCTAATGAAGAAGAGGCTTTTAAGGAAATTCATAAGTTTCTCGATGAGCATAATTTTAAATCATATTATACAAGAAGTTGGATGGTAAATGGTCGTAAGAAATATGATGTAGGAAGTCACACAGAATTTTTCTATCTTGACATAAACGAATAAAATAATATTATTAAAATTAAATTTTAAAGGAGAATTGATATTATGACATTAATTGAACTTATCCCCATTGGAAACGAAAATCGTATCACTTCTGCCGAGCTTTCTCAGAAATTGGGTATCTCAGGTGCAGAGGTAAGAAAACAAGTCAATCAATTAAGAACTGATGGAACTGCGATTGCGAGTGATAGCCACGGTTATTATCTTGCCTTAAATCCTACCGACCTTGACCATACAATAGCAAGTTTTAATTCAAGAATACATCAGATGATTAAGGCTCGTAGTGGCTTGGAAAAGGCAAAAAGAGAAATGAGTGCATAAGGTGGTAAAGAAATGAGAAAAGAATATAGTGAAATCCAAGAATTAGCCAAGCAAAATAATTGTAATCAAATTTTTTCTTGGTCTAAATATAAAACTTACTTAGATGATACATATACATATTATCTTAAATATATTGCTAAGATTCCACCTGATAGATTTGACGGTATCTATGCTAAAAGCGGTGGAGATATTCACGAATGTATTGAAGCATTTTACAAGGGTGAACTTAATCATCAGGGTATGCTTGATAGATACGAAGAACGACTCTTTGAAAATACAATGAACGGTTTAAAATATGACCGTTCAGACGAAGAAAAGAATAAGTCTGTTGGTGATAAATATGAGGATTGTATTAGACATTTCCTTTTAAATCATAATAAGATTCCTCATAAGATTAAGCTTGAAGAATTTATTGGTAGTGTTATTGGTGATACATATTTTCAGGGTTATATAGATGCTTTTCATATTGAGGAAAGAAACGAGATTAACAAAGTAATTATTACTGACTGGAAAAGTAGTTCAATGTATAAAGGCGATAAATATGAACACGAAAAGGGTCAGCTCTTAATTTATATTGAAGGTATACATCAAAGAGGTGTTCCTTATGAACAGATAGTTGCAAGATGGAATTTCCTTAAATATGTCAATGTCACCGTAACACAAAAGGCTATTGATAAAGAAACCAAAAAACATAAAACTAAGGTTAGAACTTTAGAAAGAAATAATTATGTTGAAAAACTGAGTGCAAGCATCAATATGTGGCTAAAAGAATCTAAATACACTGTTAATGGTGACGAGCTTGAAAGATGTATTGCAGAAAACACATTAAAGTATCTGCCTGATGATGTTAAGGATAAGTTTATTGTTGATGATTGTTATGTTGAAATTGACTTTACAGAAGATGATATTACAGAATTAAAAAATAATATTATTGAAACAATAAATGAGATTAAAGCTAAAACAGAAGAATATGACAGTCTTAAATATACCGACAAAGAAGAAGCTGAAAGAGTTTGGTGGCAAGAAGTTACCGACAGTCAATCATTCTTTATGGCAAATCTTAGTGATTATTCAGCCAACATTCATAAACCTTATGCAGAGTATCTTGAAAATAGAGAAATGTTTTTAAATAAAACAGACGATACAGATGATGAGGAATGGATGAAAGATTTGGCAGATTTAGGATTAATGTAATTAAAAATAAATTTTAAAGGAGATGAAGCAAGATGAGAATATATGCACACGATGAATGGGTTGTTGGTGAACCTTATAAATTTAATGAACAACATAATGGTTTAATTGTAAACACTAAAGAGACAGATAATGTTTTAAAGGTTATATCATCACCGCAAGATTATATTTATACAGATGACATTCTTGTATATAACAAAGAAAAAGCAGTAGAATGTGTTGTCAATGGTAAAACATATATTGCGGTAGACCTCGATAATATAATTGCACGAATTGATTTGGAAGAAGGAGAAGAAAATAATGGTTAAGAAAATACTTTATGGCACAGAAGCAAAAAATGCTTTAAAAAGAGGCATAGATACCGTTGCTGACTGTGTAAAGATTACATTGGGAGCAAAGGGTAGAAATGTTGCTATAGACAAGCAGTTTGATTCACCTCTTATTACAAATGACGGTGTTACCATTGCAAGAGATATTGAGCTTGCAGATGAATTTGAAAATATGGGTGCTAAACTTGTGACCGAAACCTCATCTACTACCAATTCAGTTGCAGGTGACGGTACAACAACTGCCATTGTGTTAGCACAAGCATTGGTTAACGAAGGTTTAAAGAATATTACAGCAGGAGCAAATCCTGTGTTTATTAAAAAGGGTATGCAGAAAGCGGTTGATAAGATTGTTGAATATATTGCCGAAAATGCACAGCCCATTTCAGGAACAAATGATATTGCAAGAATTGCAACAGTTTCTTCAAGAAGCCCTGAGTTTGGTAATATTATTGCCGAGGTTATGGGTAAAATTGGTAATGATGGAACGATTAGTGTAGAAGAATCTCAGACAGGTGAAACCACATATGAGATTGTTGAGGGATTAAGCTTTAACAGAGGTTATGTTACACCTTATATGGCAACCGATATGGAAAAAATGGAGGCAATTTTAGATAAGCCTTATATTTTAATTACCAATCAGCAAATTACTAACATTCAAGATATTTACCCAATCTTAGATACCGTTAATAAAGAAGGTAGAGCTTTGCTCGTTATTTCTGATGAAATTAATAACGATGTACTTGCAACATTAGTTACTAATAAACTGCGTGGTGCATTAAAGATAGTATGTGTCAAAGCTCCTGCATTTGGTGAAAATAGAGACAACCTTCTTGAAGATATTGCTATTGTTACTAATGGTACATTTGTAAACTCAAAGATAGGAATGGAACTTAAAAAGGTTGGTATGGAAGTCCTTGGTGAAGCCAAGCAGGTTAAGGTTGGCAAAGAAATTACCACGATTATTGATGGTTGTGGTCATCCTGAGATGATTGCAAGTAGAGTTAATCATATTAAATCTCAACTTAATATCACAACCGATAGTTATGATAAAGAAAAGCTTCAGGAAAGACTTGCAAAGCTTTCAAATGGTGTTGGTGTAATTAAGGTTGGAGCAAACACCGAAGCCGAAATGAAAGATAAGAAGTTAAGATTAGAAGATGCTTTATCTGCCACAAAATCAGCCGTAGAAGAGGGTGTTGTAGCAGGTGGTGGTGTTACATTACTTAATGCTAAAAACGCCTTAGAAGCTGAATTTGAAAACCTGACAGGGGATGAAAAGGTGGGTGTTGAAATTGTATCAAGAGCAATTCAGTATCCCATTAGAAGAATTGTGGAAAATGCAGGTCTTGAAGGTTCTGTAATTATAAATGAAATTGAGCGTATGGGCAAAACAAACTATGGTTTTGATGTTTATAGTGAACAGTATGTTGATATGTTTGAAAAGGGTATTATTGACCCTGCAAAAGTAACAAGAAGTGCATTACAAAATGCTTTATCTATTGCAGTTTTGGTGCTTACTACTGAGGTATTAATTGCAGATGATAAGGAAGAGGTAGCAAAGTTACAAATGAACAATCAGGTGATGTAATGAATAATGTTGAATTTGAACATATATTAAAAATCAAAATCCCCAAAGGTCAAACTATATTACATACACATTGTAACGAAGAACATATTCCACAGTATACAGCTACATACGATAAACAAAGAACAAAATATACCTTGTATAAAGTTTTATCGGATTATACTGTTCAAAAGATAAAGACAAGTTTAAAACCTGATTTTAAGGAGATAGGATATAAATGACAGATAATTATGTAGTATACCATTTACATTCAGACCTGTCTAATGCTACTACTATAATGGATAGTGTTACTAAGTACAAAATGTATATCGCTAAAGCCAAAGAATGTGGTATGAAAGCTTTGGCTTTTAGCGAACACGGCAACTGTTTTGAATGGTATCATAAAAAGTGTGACATTGAAAAAGCAGGAATGAAATATATTCACGCTTGTGAGTTTTATATTACTAAAGCTATTGAAATAGATGAAAATAATGAGCCAATTAAAGTTCGTGATAATTACCACTGTGTTTTAATTGCTAAAAACTATGAGGGTTTTAAAGAATTAAATGAACTGACTTCAAAATCATTTAATCGTGAAGATGGTCATTTTTATTTCAATCCAAGAATAACTTATGAAGAATTAAAAAATACAAGCGATAATATTATTATTACTACAGCTTGTCTTGGTGGTCTTTTAAATTCTAATGATGAAGAATTAGAAAATGACTTTTTACAATGGGTAATTGCTAACAAACATAGGTGTTTTCTTGAAGTACAACATCACAACACAATGGAACAAGCAAGATACAACCTATATTTATGGGGTTACAACCGTACTTACGGTATCCCCCTTATTGCAGGAACAGATACTCACTCATTGGATGAGACATATGCAAAGGGTAGAGCTATTTTACAGAAATCAAAAAATACTTCTTTTGATAACGAAGATGGTTGGGATATGACCTTTAAAACCTATGACGAATTAGTTCAGGCATATGAGCAACAAGGTGTTTTACCACGAGAAGTTTATTTAGAGGCTATTGAAAATACCAACAGAATGGCTAATATGGTAGAAGAGTATACTATTGATAGCACAAAGAAATATCCTAAATTATATGATGATTCAGAAAAGGCTTTTAAAGAAAAGATTGCAAAAGGGATTAAATGGCGTGGCATAGACAAGAAGCCCAACTTTAAAGAATATCGGGATAGAATTTTATATGAGTATGATACATATAAATACAATGAAGCAATCGACTTTATGTTACTTGAAGAGGACTATAAAACTGCTTTAAGAAAAAATGGTATACCGTTTGGATATTCAAGAGGTAGTGTATCAGGTAGTGTTATTGCTTATTTACTTGGTATCACCGAGGTAGATAGTATTAAATATAATCTTAACTTTGAGCGTTTTATGAATAAAGAGCGTGTTAGTCTTGCTGATATTGATACTGACTGGTTTAAGAGGGATAGAGGCGAAGTAAGAAAATACTTATACAACAAAGAAGGATTATATTGTTGTGATATTATTACATTTAATACCATTGCTATGAAGGGTGCTATAAAAGATGTTGGTAGAGCATTAGATATGTCACCTGTCGAAACACAGGAATTAAGCAACGAAGTATTTGTAGATGAAAATAAACAATTTAAAATTGATGAAAAATATCGTAAACAATATCCTAAACTTTTTGAGTATGTTGATATAGTACAAGGTGTTATCGTATCTATCGGTAATCACCCTGCGGGATTGGTTGTAAGCCCATTCCCCATTGAACCCTTCTTTGGTACTTGTACTACTTCAGAAAACGAAAATCCTATCTCTCAAATTAATATGAAAGAAATTGACTCTCTTAATTTTGTTAAGTTAGATGTATTAGGATTAGACTGTGTTGGACTTATCAATGATACCTGTGATTTGGTTGGTATTGAAAGACTTACTCCTGACAATGTTGATTTAACTGATATGAAAGTGTGGAATAGTATCAGAGATGATAACACTGCTATCTTTCAGTTTGAATCTGATAGTGCAGGTGGTTACTTAAAAGAACTATTTAGCGAAACAACAATATCAAATATCAAAAAAGTTAACCCCAATTTCTCTTATATAGATTTAATGTCAATGGCTAACGGTGCTATTAGACCTGCTGGTGCTTCTTATCGTGAAGAGCTTGCAAAGGGTATATATAGAGACAACGGACACGAAGCATTAAATAATTTCTTAGCACCTACACTTGGTTACTTAGTTTATCAAGAACAAATCATTGAATTTCTGCACTCATTCTGTGGTTATACTATGGGGCAAGCAGACATTGTTAGACGAGGTTTTGCCAAGAAAACAGGTACAGAACAATTTATTCCTAAAATCAAAAATGGTTTTACGGAAACTATGCAAAAAGAATATAGCATTTCAACTGAGGAAAGTGAACGCTTAATCGAATCATTCATTCAAGTTATTGTTGATGCAAGCTCTTATCTTTTTTCTAATAACCACGCTGTTCCCTATTCATTCTTAGGATATATGTGTGGATATTTAAGATATTATTATCCATTAGAGTTTTTAACAGTTGCTTTGAATGTTTATCAAGAAGATGAAGGAAAGAGCAATAAGATTAAAACCTATATTGAAAAACAAGGTATTGAAATTAATCCTATTAAGTTTGGCAAATCCGTTGATGTGTATTTTATGGATAAAAAAACAAATTCTATTTATCAGGGTATTAAATCTATAAAATATCTTAATGCACAAATAGCAAAAGAACTTTATGATTTAGCTCAAAACAATACATATAACTCCTTTATTGAATTATTAGATGATATTGTAACAAAAACCTCTTGTGATAGCAGACAGATAGAAATTCTTATCAGTTTGAATTTCTTTTCTGACTTTGGGAACAATAAAAAACTACTGTCAATATATAAGTTATATGATAATTTAGCAAGTAGAAAACAGATTAAGTTTGCCGATTTGGAAACACTTAATATTAATGAAGAGATATTCCAAAAGTATGCTAAATCTAAAACAGCAAAAATGTATAAAGATTTAGATATGATTGGATATATAGCTGAAATATCCGAAATGATACCCAACAAAGCATTATCAATCAAAGAACAAATGAAGTATGAAATAGAACACTTAGGAAACCCCATATCTCTTTACAAAAAAGCCCCTAAGAGCTTTTTCATAGTGACAGAATATAAAACCTTTAAGGATAAATTAAAGCCTTATTTGACCCTTTATAATGTAAATACAGGAGAATATATTAAGACAAAAGTAAAAGATAGAGATTTCTTTGCAGTTGCTCCGTTTGGTCTTTTTGATATAGTTAAAGTGGTTAAATGGAAAACACAAAAGAAAACCAAGTGCATCGGTGGAGAATGGAAAAAGACCGATGAGGATGAACAGATACTTTCAGAGTGGGAGGTGTACTAATAATGCAAAATGGTGATAAAGTAACCGTTGATTTAGTTAATTTATTTTATTGGTGTGTTAAAAATCATAAACCAAAAGCAGAATATTACGAAGATGAAGAAGGAAATATAGAATTGTATATACCCGAAACAAAAGAATATACTGATTTTAGAATAAAAATACCAAAAGATAGTGAAATTTTTAAATTTACTATTGACAAAGCAATAAAATAATATTATAATATATAGTGTATTAGATAAAAATTTAATACACTATTTTTATCAAAGGAAGAATGTAATGAGTATTAAATTTGAAGCAACGCCTGTACACTGCATTTTTAGTGCAGATAATTATAAGATATATGCCTGTGATATAGATAGGCATAAATTTCCTGATGTTAAATTAAATAATTATTTTAATGTTACAATTTCAGGCGATTGTGGCGATTTATCATTAGGAATGTTGTATGATATTGAGGCAGACGAAAAGCAGAGCAAGTATGGTTATGATTATCGAATCAAATATATCAAACAGCAAAAGCCAATGTCTACCGAAGGTTTAAAGCAATTTCTTTATGCTTGTGATTTAAGTTATTCACAAGCCGAAGAAATCATAAGGGAATATCCTAACATTATTGATATTGTAATGGAAGACAGAACTGATGAAATAGACACAAATAAACTTTATAATATTGGTAAATATAGAATTGAAGTTATTATCAATAAGATACGCTCTAATTTTATGCTTGCAGATATTGTAGAGAGTTTGGGAGGCTATTTCTCATTCACCATTATTAAAAAACTCTTTGATTATTATGGTTCAACGGAGAAAATTGTTCAATCATTAGAGCAAAAACCATACGAATGTTTATGTCAAATTAATCGTGTTGGCTTTAAGACTGCCGATAAGACTTTACTTACACTCGAAAAACAAATCAATAAGGATATTGAAGAAGGTAAAGAACCACCATTTAAATTTAATAATGAATTAAGTGTTTCCAAAGATAGATGTTTGTCGGCATTAACTTGGTTGCTTGATGAGAATGAAGTAAATGGCAATACGATACTTGATATTAAAACAATAGGTAAAGAGTTGAAGAGTCTTGTACCTGAGTGCTTTAATCATTTGGTTGATATTTGTAAAAATGCAAATGATGATGAAGAATTAGGTAAGCAGATATATGTAGACTTAGAAAATAAATGGATTGCCAATACAAGAACACATTATAAAGAAGTAATGTGTGCCGAAATTATTGCTGATGCTTTAAATAATTCAACTAAATGGAGTGTTGATATTGAAAAGTATCGTTGCAACGATAATATCCAATTAACCGATGAGCAGTTAAATACTTTACAAATGGTATGTGATAGTAATATTTCTGTATTGTCAGGTTATGCAGGTTCAGGTAAATCTGCCTCTACACTTTCTCTTATCCAAATGCTTAAAGATAATGATAAAAGTTTTATGCTTTTAGCACCAACAGGTAGAGCAAGTAAAGTTTTATCAGAGTATACCAAATGTCCTGCCCAAACCATTCATAAGTTATTATATTCTATGGATGCTATGGAAAGTATGGGGGAGGAAAACCCTAAAATATATGTTGATATGGTAATTATTGACGAGGTTTCAATGTGTGACCTTTCATTATTTTACAATTTAATTAACAGAATTGATTTTACAAAAACCAAACTTTTATTAGTTGGCGATGAGGCTCAGTTACCTTCTGTGGGAGCAGGTAATGTGTTATATGATATAGTTCATTCTAACAAAGTTCCTATTAACAGATTGACCAAGATTTTCCGATATGGTAATAATTCAATTCTTACTGTGGCAACAGATATAAGAAACTCTCAAAGCTATCTTAAAAAAGACCTTGGAGATAAAAAGTATATGTTTATTGAAACACCACAAGAAACAATGGTTAATAAGGTTAAAACCTTATATAAAAAGTTGATAGATGCAGGATTTCCTAAAGAAGATATTTTAATTTTATCAGCTTATAACAAAGGCAACTATGGAACGACTGCAATAAATAATGTTTTACAGTCTATTGTTAATAAAAATGTAAGCAATACCGATAAAAGTTTAAAAATGGGCAAAGATGATGAAGCTATCACATTTGCTATTGATGACATTGTAATCCAAACAAAAAATAACTATAAGGCAAATTTATGTGATGATAATTATAAAGTAATTGAGGGTTATAATGGTAAACCCAAAGAAACTTTTATTCCAAATGGTGAAATTGGTGTTATCAAACACATTGACAAAAATATTGTATATATTAAGTTTAATGATGAAATGGTAGTATATGACAAGACAGATATGGCTAATGTTAAACTTGCTTATAGTATTTCAATTCATAAAAGTCAGGGTGGTAGTGCAAAGGTAATTATTTTACTTACTCCTAAAGCTCATACATATATGTTAAGTAGTAATTTATTATATGTAGGAGTAACGAGAGCTAAAGATAAGGTTATTCATTTTGGCACAGCACCAACCGTTAATTCAGCTATTAAGAAAAAGGCTGACTTATCAAGACATACTTGGTTTAAAGAGTATATCATAGATTACTATGATAACTTTACAAATAAACAAAATAATATTAAGGAGGACAACAATGAGAAAAAAGACCAAAAAGAATAATGTAGTACAGTTAGATTTTGGCACTACCGAACCTCGAATTACCGAAACCACCGAAGAAGAAATGTTAACACAGGAACAGATTGATAATGTGTGTTTGAGTGCAGGTAGGTCAATGCTTGAATGGGCTATGTTTGCTACAAAAAATGATTTTATAAATCATATGGTGGAGCTGTATGATTCATTCCACGAAGAACAAGGAGAAAACAATGGAAATTAAAGATATTATCAGCAATGTCAAAGTATATGGCTTTGATGAAAGTATTAAAGCTTCAAAATATCCTATGTCTGTAGATATAGAAACACTTTCTTCGGACATAACAAAACGAACTGTTGGTTTAGCGAGTTGTGATATGGGTGAGGGTCACGATAATTTCTTAAATGGAATTATTGTTCAGTTTGATTTAACTTATACTGTTAAATGTTGGACTGAAGCAGAGCGTTATCATTTCTTTGATTTTGTAAGTTCACAATCAACAATGCATCGTATTACAAAGTTTGATTTGGATAAAGCATACATTGAATATGTTGACCCAAGAATTATTGCAATTATGAAAGAAAAGGTAGCAGAGTATAATCGAATAGATTTTGAATGGAAAAATAGTCTCACACCTCAATCCGTTCAAATTCAACAAGAACACGCTGAAGAAATGAAAAGGCGTTATCTTGAAATTCTTTACTCTAACCCTTGTGGTTTTAAGCTTACTGCAAGAATGACTACAAATTACAGACAGCTCAAAACAATATATCATCAGCGTAAAACACATAGATTACCCGAATGGATAATTTTCTGTAGATGGGTCGAATCATTACCTCGTTTTAAAGAATTGATTTTAAAAGAAAGTGGTGAAACTAATGAATAATATCACATTATACACAACACATTGTCCGAGATGTCGTGTGTTAGCAAGCAAACTTAAAGCAAAAAATATTCAGTATGTTGAAGTAACAGACGAAGTGGTTATGCAAGAAAAAAATATTGAATTTCTGCCTATGCTTGAAGCAGATGGAGTTTTAATGGATTTTGCAACTGCTAATAATTTTATAAACACTTATACAAATGAACAGGAGACATAAGATGGAAGTAAATTATAAATTTAATAAAGACTTTGAAAGAGCTATTGATAATTTGAGAGATAAATATGGTGAAGATTTTGAAATCTTAAATGGTGTTCATAACTCTCAGTTAAACTTTTCAGATTTTATTGATGCTTTTGTCGATAAGAATGTAGCCGATGTATCTATAGATAGTAATGCAAATGCTTCAAATAAAGATGTGGCATCTCTTAGAAGTGAAAAGGGCAAGTCAGTTGATAAGCTTATTGTAGCAAATAAGATATTTTATGAAATTAAAAAGAAGTATGGTTTAAAGACTGCAAAAGAGTGGCTTGAAACCGAATGGATTGGTGGATTCTATTTACACGATTTTCCCACAACTTCATTCTTCCCTTATTGTTATGCTTATGACCTTACAAGATTAGCAACAGACGGACTATTCTTTTTAAGAAATAACTATAATAATCAGCCACCTAAACATCTTACAACATTTGTTGATGATGTAATTGAATTTATCAGCTTTATGTCAAATAGAAGTAGTGGTGCAGTTGGTATTCCTAATATTCTTGTATGGACTTATTATTTTTGGAAGAGAGACTGTGAGACAGGTTATTATATCAAGAATCCTGATTACTACCTTAGACAGTCATTCCAAAAGCTTATTTATAGACTTAATCAGCCTTTTATGAGAATTGACCAATCAGCTTTTGTTAATGTTTCTATTTTCGATAGAGAATATTATACAGCACTGTTTGGTGGAGTTGAATTTCCCGATGGTACATTTGCTATTGACTATGTAGATGAGTTCATTGAACACCAAAAAGTATTTATGGAAGTTGTTTCTGATGTTAGAAAGGAAAATATGTTTACATTCCCTGTATTAACCTATTCACTTCTTTATAAAGATGGTGAGTTTGTAGATAAGGAATTTGCAAGATGGTGTTCAGACCACAACTGTCAGTGGAATGATAGTAACTTCTTTGTAAGTGGCGATGTAACTACATTATCAAATTGTTGTAGACTTCTTTCCGACACTTCTAAGCTTAAAGGATTTATTAACTCTATCGGTGGTACAGCATTAAGTATTGGTTCTGTAAAGGTAAATACAATTAATCTTGTACATATCTTTTATGAGCTTGGAGAAGAAATTACCGAAAGAAAATATCTTAACTTACTCAAAAAGAGAACGACCCTTTGTTGCAAGGTTTTAGATAGAGTAAGACATATTATTAAAAGAAATATTGATAAGAACTTACTGCCTAACTATTGTGACGGTGGTGTAGAAATGGATAAGCAGTATTGCACCATTGGTATTTTAGGATTATATGAAGTAATGAATAAATTCGGATATATTCATACTGATGAGTTTGGCAATAAATTCTACACAGACGAGGCTATTGAATTTGCTGATAAGATTTTCAATATCTTAAATGAAACAAAGGATAACTTTACAACAGAGTATTCATTTAATATTGAAAGTGTTCCTGCTGAACGAGCCGCCGTTAATTTATGTGCAAAAGATAATATGCTTTTTGATGTTCACGATGACTTTATTTATAGTAATCAGTGGATACCCCTTACCGAAAAGTGTACCATTAATGAAAAAATCCGTACAAGTGCTATACTTGATAACAAGTGTTCGGGTGGTGCTATTGCACACATTAATATTGATAATAACTTCCCCAATACAGATATGGCTTGGGAAATGTTAAATTATATTGCAAGTCAGGGAGTTATTTACTTCTGCTACAATACAAAAATCAATGTATGCAAAAACCATCACGGATTTGTTGGTACTGATATTTGCCCTGAGTGCAATGAACCTAAAGCTGATACATACCAAAGAGTAGTAGGCTTCTTAACACCTTCTAAGTCATATAGCAAAGAAAGAATTAAAGAGTTTACAGCAAGACAGTGGTATGATACAGGTGTTATGTATGGTGAAACTTCTTTAATAGGAGATTAATATGATTATTAAACAATTAGTTGATGAGGATTTTGTTAACTATAAAAAACCAAGTATGTTTATCGCATTTCCTTCTTGCACCTTCAAGTGTGAGAAGGAGTGTGGTCAAAAAATGTGTCAAAACAGTTCTCTTGTTAAATCGCCCAATATTAATATTTCTATCAACTCATTGATTGAAAGATATATGAGCAACCCAATTACACACGCTGTTGTTTGTGGAGGGTTAGAACCCTTTGATAGTTGGGAAGAGCTACAATGTTTTATTATGAATTTTAGATATTGGTGTGGTGATGATATTGTTATTTATACAGGATACAACAAAGATGAAGTTGAAGATAAGCTAAAATGGCTTAGACTTTATGAGCCTATAATTATTAAATTCGGCAGATATATACCTAACCAACAAAAACATTATGATGATACATTAGGAGTATATCTTGCCTCAGATAATCAATATGGAGTGGAAATAAGATAATGAAAATTAAAGTTAACCCCGACAAAGAGTTTGTTAAGGAAATGAGAGATGCCATTAAACAAGCAAATGGACATTGCCCTTGCGTTCCACCGAACAAACGCAACAAAGATACAAAATGTATGTGTAAAAACTTTGTAGAAGAAATTGAAAGTGGATATTGCCATTGTGGGCTTTATTATAAAGAATAAATAAATTGGTGAAAGTGTATATAATTATTCTATATAAATAGGATGGTTTATGCACTTTCACCAAACTTGTATTATTTTCCATATAACTATTGACAAATGAACAAAATAATATTATAATTATATTATCAAGTGAAAGGAAAATAATGTAAATGAAAGTTTTTAAAGAAAGACAGTTTATCGTTTTTGAATTTAACGATGGCAAGACGGTTAAATATAATCTTGCAACAGGTGAGACAATCGGTAAAAACAATCGCATTGTTAAATCCTTAAACACACAGTTAAGAGGTTATACAATTAAACAAATTATTGAATGTATCGAAGATGAAAATTATCGTAACTTTATGGATTTTGTTAACACGGAAGTGAACAGAAGCACAGCATATGATAGTTATTATGGCAGATATAGATATACAGATTATACAGTTAATAAAATTAGTAATGTAGGTAGTTTTCTTGCTAAAGTTAATGACTATGCTAAGTATGAGCAATATTTTGCTTGTGGACTTACTAATGTAGATTTAAATTCAAGAAGCAACAAAAGACTGTATTGTTCTTTGAATGATATTCCCAAAGGACTTATTAAAGTTTGTAGACAATATAAAATAGCATTAAACTCAGATACATTAAAAGCCTATAATAATATTCCTAATTTATATCCTCTGTTATTAGGTATGGAGTTTAATTCAATTACAAAAGATAATATCGAAAACCTTCTGTTAACATACGGATTATATTTTAACAGACGAGAAAACGATGGCTACTATTACTATGGTTCAAAATCTATATATCTTAAATATTTAGTAGAGAATTATAATTACAATATTAAATCATTACTTACATATTTAGATAATCTAATGACATATGAAGCAATAGATAATTTTAATACACTTTGTAGTGACTTTTATGATTATGTAAAAATGTCAAGTAAGCTCAGTCCTAAATTTGAAAAATATCCAAGATACTTTTTATCAACTCATCAGATTACTTGTCGTAATTACAATAGACTTAAGGAATATTTTGTAGAACAAGATTTTGCAAAGCGTATTGATAAAGAATTAGAATATAAGATTAATGATTATAAATTTATTTATCCCGAAACAACTCAGGATATTAAAGACGAAGCTGTTCAGCAAGCAAACTGTGTAGCATCGTATATTCAAAAGGTTATTGATGGCAACTGTCATATTATGTTCTTAAGACAACAAAATAAAACTCTCCCAAAAGAAGAACAATACAATAAGAGTTTGGTAACTCTCGAAATTAGAAATTACGAGGTTGTTCAGGCAAGAGGAAAGTTTAATAGAACTGTTACCAATGAAGAACAGAATATGATAGACCAATTCAATATATATTTAACAAAATTAAAAAATAAAAGAGAAACAAAGGAGTGTGTAGCGTAATGCTTAGAACAGGTGACAAGATTAAATATGTAAACGAAAATCCGATGATTGGTATTCCTCTTAGTACAGTTTTTACTGTAACCAATATTGACGGTACTGTAATTACTTTAGAGGGCGAAATGAAGCTTTGTGGTATCGAAGGTCTTGCAAAGTGTGTAATGTCTTATGATGAATACGAAAAGTATTTTGAAAAGGTTGTTGAAGAAAAGAAACCTACTTGGACAGAGTGGAGACAAATTAAAAAAGATGAACTGTGGACAATGATGAGTGAACTTAATGATGGTCATTATGTTATTAAATATCTCAAACATTATCTTAGAGATAATCAGTGGTGGTATATAGATACTCGTAACAACGGTAAAAAAACAGATGTAGAATTACATATAGGAATTGGAACTAAGTTTAAATCCACATCGACCTGTAATAAACATTTTGACAATTTTGATGAAGAAAAAGGTATTCAAGTTGCTTTAATTAAAATGTTCCCAAAGATTATCACATATTTTGCTAAGAATTATATTACAAACACATTTTAAGATAGGAGATACATATGGAAACAACAATTAAATTTGCAAAAGTAAAACCCAATGCTAAGATTCCAACAAAGAGAGAAGAGGATGCAGGTTATGATATATATGCGTGTTTTGATGAAGATTATATCGCAATCAATCCACACGAAACTCGTCTCATTCCTACAGAAATTGCAAGCGTATGTGATAAAGATTATTGTTTCATTGTAAAAGAAAGAGGTTCAACAGGCTCTAAAGGCATTGCAGTTCGTTGTGGTGTTATCGACTCAGGATATAGAAATCCTTGGTTTATCGGTTTAACAAATACAACCTCTCAACCATTATTCCTTGTCAACCCTAACTACGAAAACAAGCATCGTATTCCTTCAACTCGTTTTACATATGACTGCGAGAAAGCTATTGCACAGGCTATTTTAGTTCCTGTCCCCAAGACAACTGTTGAGGAAATTTCTTATGAAGAACTTCAGGCTATTGAATCTGAGCGTGGCGATGGGGCATTAGGAAGTAGTGGCAAGTAATGGGGATTGAACTCACAGGTGGAACATTAATTAACCTAACAAACAATAAAGAGATTTATAAAATTGCAGACTTTAATGATGCTATCTGCACTACCGAACTTAGTGCAGATACATCTCCTATATACCATATGACAGGTGAGGCAAGTTTAAATGCTGAACTTGATTATCTTAATGTAGAAGCACTAAAGTCTTTAACAGCACAATCTACAAAAAACTTGTATCTTGAATATGATATACCTATTTTAATCCAAACAAGATACCACAAGAAAAAGCGTATTAATAAAAAATGGATAAAAAGATATGGTTTTAAAGGGGGATTGATTCATTGTCAATCACCAACAACTGCTATCGAACTGTCACAAGAAAACGAATATGGTTTGTATACAGTAGATATGGATATTTCTAAGTTGATAATGACCTTCCCAAAAGAAATTATAAACAATGATAAACTTTTATGGTTTGAAAGTAATTCAATATAACAAGGAGAATATAAATGAACAGAGTAGAAAGACATAGAGAAATTTGTGAAAACCTTAATAAAATTTACGAACAGAAAAACTCAGATTACGGTAATTCATTTGGTGAAACTTTTGAAAAGCTTGGTATCATTTCTGCCGTAACAAGAATTTCAGATAAATATAATCGTATTTGTTCTCTTGCAACCAAATCAGCAGAAGAGCGTAAGGTTAAAGACGAGAGTATTAGAGATACACTGCTTGACCTTGCTAACTATTGTATGATGACCATTATTGAAATGGATAATGAAAAAGAAAAAGAAACAACATCGGTAAACAAAGCATCAACTACCTCATATCACAGTGGAGGTATTAGATTCTAATGAAACCATTTAAAAAATCTGTTTATCTCGCAGGTACGATTTCATATTTTTATAATATTAACCAACCTTTTAGAGCAACTATATGGAGAGAAAGAGCCGAAAAACACTTTGAACAGTTTGACATTAAATGCTTTGACCCTTGCAAAGAAAAGCCTCGTTGTTGGGAATATCCACAAGACGGACTTATTAAACAAAATTATTTTTATCTTAAAAACTGTGACATTGTGTTAGTTAATCTCGATATGATTAATGATAGCGTGGGTACAGTGTGGGAGCTTTCAATGGCTTGGAGAGAACATAAACCTGTTGTTGCATTTGGCAAAACACCTTGGCTTAAAAGACCCCATATGCGTAGTCTTTTTGATGTTCGATTTGACACTTTAGATGAAGCACTTGACTACATAACTGATATGTTTGAGATTTGAGGTGGAAGTAAATGAGTGAATTACAAGGAATGAGAGCGACAATAAATATTGTTGATGAATATATGGGCAATGAAGCAAGACTACAAATTCTTTATAATATTTTTAAAGAATTACAAAACACATCATCAACTATTGCGAAACAAAACCTACTTAAACAACACGAAAATGATGAATTATTTAAAGAAATTTTAAAGTTTTTGCTTGATAATCAAATTGTTACAGGCATTAGTAAAAAGAAAATTGATAAAAAAATTAAGCCTACAAATCTTAATATTAGTTTGTTAGAAATCACAACAAAATCTTTTATCGACATCTTCAACGACTTATTAAACTATGTTAAAGAACATAACACAGGTACAGATATTGATATTGCTTATGTACAATTTTATATTAAGTTTTTAGCTGAAGATGAAGAGCTTAGACAATTTATCAAATCAATCATCACCAAATCTCTTAAACTTGGTGTTGACATAAAGACTGTCAATAAGGTTTATGGCAAAGATTTTATTCCTGTTCTTAATGTTATGCTTGGTACAAGCATTGAGAAATGTAAAATTCCTAAAGATACATATTTTTATATTTCTCAAAAGTTAAATGGTTCAAGATGTTTTTATTATAAAGGAAAACTCTATACAAGACAGGGCAAAGTTTATACAGGTTGTGAGCATATCATTAAGGATATTAAGAATTTGATTGCACAATATCCTACGCTCACTGATTATGTATTTGATGGTGAGCTTATTCTTAAAGATAATTCCTTAAGTGATAGCGAAGCTTTCCAAAAGGGCGTAGGCATTGCAAATTCAGACAAAGAAAATAAAGAAGAATTAAAGCTTGTTATTTTCGATATGTTACCTACAAAAGAATTTGAGGAAGGTGTTTCCAAACTTAAATATTCAAGCAGAAGAGGTATGTTGGTAAGTTTGGCATTGGCTTTTTCAATGAATAGTAATATCAAAAACCTTTCTGTTGTTACTATGTTCTATCAAGGTGCAGACCAAAGTGAAATTTGGAAGTGGTTAGAATTTGCAGAACAAAATGATATGGAAGGTATTATGATTAACCTTGACACACCTTATGAATGTAAGCGTACAAAGAACTTAATTAAGGTAAAGAAATTCTATACACTTGACCTTAAAGTTGTAGATGCTGTTGAAGGTGACGGTAGACTTAAAGGAACTCTTGGTGCATTAGTTGTAGATTACAAAGGTAATACAGTTAATGTAGGTTCAGGCTTTTCCGATGAACAGAGAAAAGAATTTTGGGAAAATAAAGATAGTATTCTTGGTAGAGTAATCGAAGTTAAATATAAAGAGATTACCAAAAACAAAGATACAGGTCTTGAAAGTTTGCAATTCCCTGTTTTCGTTTCTTTAAGAGAACAAGGCAAAGAAGTAAGTTACGATTAAACAACAAAATAAAATTTAAAAAATAATTTTAAAAAATGACTATGATAAACCCTTGACCGACTACGGAAAAGAGAGTATAATTGATTATGAAAAACATAATAAATTATCAAGAGTTTTAATCTCTCTCTCAACCCTTGATTTTACTCACTTTTCAACCTTTGGCACTACGGTAGTCAAAATGTTTACCATAATGCAGAATTCCCTGAAGGCTGGGATGAATAAAGGGTAGAACCGTTTTTAGAGGTTAATTTAGGGTAAAAAATCTATTCGACTATGGAATATGCAATAAAAATCACAGTCATTGATTATGACATACCTCTTGTGTAATTTATTTATGTTTTATCAACAATAAATTATACGAGGGGTGTTTTTATATGTATTTACAAGAAGCAGTAAAAGAGTATCTATACGATATTGAATGTAGGAATTACACACAAAAAACTATCAAAGGTTACAAAAATAATCTACTGAAATTTGCTAAATATACTATTGATGAATTGGGAATTGATGACCTTGAAGAAGTTAGACCTGTACACATTAAGAATTATTTAAACTATTTAAGTAGCAAGAAAAGAAAAGCAATTTATATCAATGGTATACTTAAAAACATTAGAAGCTTTTTTAAATACTGTTCTAACGAAGGATATTGTGCCAATGTTTCTTTAAAAGTAAAATGGCTACACGAAGAGAATTATATTATCAAAACTTTTGAAGATGAACACATTAAAGAAATGCTTTCTTATTACAAAGGAAATGATTTTCTTTCAATCAGAAACAGAACTATCATTGCAGTGTTAGTTGATACAGGTATCAGAAATTCTGAATTATGCAATTTATCCATTGCAGATGTTAAAGAAAGTATCATTTATGTTTTTGGCAAGGGTGCAAAAGAAAGAATTGTTCCTATCTCTGCACAGCTTAAAAAGATGTTAATTAAATATGAAAGAGCAAGAACTTCATATCTTAAAGATGATATATTAAAATATAATAACTACTTTCTTTCATATAGAAACAAACCTTTAACCGTTGAAGGTGTCGAAAGAATAATTAAATTAGCAGGTGAAAACATCAAAGGAATAAGAATTTCTCCACATACAATCAGACATTATTATGCACAAACTCAATTAAGAAACGGAGCAGATGTTCATACCGTTTCGGTATTGCTTGGACATAACAATATGAATATCACTAAAACATATTTAAAAAGTATGCAAGATAAAAAAATTGTAGAGATGGGTAGAAAGACAAGCCCTTTAAATAATTTAATTAAATAATCGCATAAAAAAAGAGGAATGTAAATTTAATTACATTCCTCAATTTTATTTAATTGTCATATATTCTATTAATTTTGTCTTGATTAAACGCTGAATTAAAATAAGTTGTTATAAAATTATACTCATCTTCTCCTGAACCATTTTCGTGCAATTCCTCAGAATACTTTTTGAAAACCCCCTGAATGTGACGATATTCTTCGCCACTTAAAGGTATTCTTCTGCGACATCTGTTTCCACAATCAAATAATTCACTACGAAGTCTATCTGCTTCGTTTTTAAAAATTCTTTCTTTTAATTCTTGTATAATATCAACAACTTGATTAACCGTTTCTTTTAATTCTTTAATATCCGCATCTTCTTTTTTAATTGCCTCTGCCTGTTGTTTAAGAATCATATCTTTCTCAACATCATTAGTTGACCTTTTAATAAAAGCAATAAATCTTTTTCTTAATGGTTTCACAATTAAAGTTGTCAGTGTGGTTATAAGTGCAATAGAACTCGTAGCCACACTAATAATAAGAGAGATATTTTTTATAGTTTCAACTGTTGCAATATCCACTTATTACGACACCCCCATATGTTTTATAGATTATTTTTTAACCTACAATTTCTTCGGCAGGGGTATCTTCAACAGTTGTCTTTTTAAAATTATCATTAAATGAACCAACTGCTGATTCAATAAGCATCCTTAATTCAAGGTCTGTAACAGTAATACCTTTTTCATTTAAAATATCAGTAACAGCTTCAATAACCTTATTAAGTTTTTCTTCACCGTGTAAATCTTTATATAACTGTTCTACGCCCTGAACACAATAGCCTACAACTTTTTCTACAATCTTTTCATTCTTCTCATCTATAATTTTGTTGTAAAGCTTCTTTGCAAGTACACCAATAAGACCGAAAATTGCTGTTACAATGGTAGCTAAAATCTCTACGCCATTTTCTGCAATATAATCTTGAAATAATTCCATAATTGTACTTTCCATAATCAATTCCTCCTTATTTAATACCCAACATAGCTTTCCAAGTGTTATAACCTACAACACCGTCAGCAGTTAATTTATTTTTCTTTTGATATATAATAACAGCTTGTTTTGTGTTTGCACCAAATAAACCATCTGTTTCCACACCAACAACTGATTGTACAATTTTAGTTAAATTTTTATTTTTATATTCATTAGAATACATTTTACAAATAGCAACTTTAGCCACAGATTCACATTCAGAACCCCATTGACCATCAGCTCCATACTTAGGAAATTTATAACCATCTTTTATTGCTGAAAGTTGCCAATTCTTTATTGCACTTTGAGTTGCACTTTGGGAATTTACAGTAGAGCTAAATTTACTTTGGTCGCCATAATTAGGTCTACCATATCCATAAATTCTATTATATGTTTTTGCATATTTCTTTTTAGCAACACAACCACCGTTTGCAATAACGCCATTCGCATTTGAAGTGTTTCCTTCGATTGTATATACATAAGTATTATCTACTTTGTATACAAGACCTGTATGACAAATAACTCCGTTTGAGTTTTTAAAAAATATTTGGTCGCCAACTTTAGGAAGAGAATAAAATTTCTCTGCTCTTTTATAATAGTTTGCAGTTTCAATACAACCTGCCGAATACTCTAAACCATATAAAACTTCATCTAAAGCTTGTCTCCCATATGCTTTATAAACCAGCCAAACAAAAAATATTGCACACCACGCATATCCTTGTTTTTTGCCATACATAATATTTAACTCATCAATATCTCTTGCATATTTAGTATAGTTATTCATTCCTGCATTTGCAGTTTTACTATCAAGCTGATTATTTGATTTCTTTTCTAAATAACCAACCTCATCATTTGCTATATTTAAAACTTTATTGATATTGTATTCCATAAGAAAACCCTCCAAAATAAATCTTTTTAAAATATAATCATTATTTAGTTGTAGTTTTATTTGTAAATCAATAAAGACGATAGAAATTATCTACCGTCTTATAAAAAGTTATTAAATTATATTATTTTAATCCACATTGCAACCAAGTGTTATTTACACCTGCACCTACAGATTGTTCAACCCATTCACCATTCACGCCAACATATATCTGACAATTTATCCATTCTCCATTAACGCCAATACAAACACCTGTATCATCATAACGAGTAATAATTTTTGATTCTGTATAACCATTAGAAGCTAAACCAAAAACATCTATCGGTCTTACTGCAAATTTAATTTGCTCATTATTTTTAATAGACTGATAAGCTTCATTGCTCGAATCTAATGTGAATGATAAATTACTTGCACCCACTTCATCTTCAAGAATATTTGTAAATGTACCATTGATATTTTGATATAATATAATTTGATATTTATATATATTACTATCGATGTCACTTGGCTCACTCCATCCTATAATAATGTCATCGCCATATGAATATTCTAATTCTAACAAATTTGTATCCACGGCAGAAACATTAGATGGTATGCTATTTTTACGAATGATTGGACTTTCAACATAATCAGAATCATAACCACTTTGAGAACTGAGCGTTGCAATCTGAAACTGAATATATTTACCTCTTACAACATCAGCAATATTTAACTCATAGCTCTCAGCAGTATTTGTTGATTCGTAACTACCATATACTCTCCAACCATCCCAAGTGATTTTATCATCAGATTGTCTGTATTGAACGGAATAACCCACAATAGTATTGTTTTCACCTGCTTTAGCATTTGAAAAACTCATTGTAATACTATTTTCAAAAACATTAGTATATGTACTACCATTTAAACCTTTTTCAGAAGTTAAAGTTATTTGTGTAGGAGCTGTGCATTTAGTGTAAGGATTTCTTTGCAATGTAGTAGAATATGTATATCCCGAATAGTAATCACTACCTGCACTACCCTGAGTCCTAATTGCCAATTTAATATAATGTCCTCTTGTAACTTTAGCAGAAACATTAATAGTTGTGCTACCTGATGCAGAAGTAGTATTCACGGTAGTTAAATCAGCATAGTTACCCCAAGTTGAATTATCAGTCGAAGTGCTATATCTTATTAAATATGAAGAAATGCTATTGTTTGTACCACCTGAAGCACCCGACCATTGAATAGTAATACTGCTTTCAAAAAAACTACTCGACATATCGGGAGAAAGTGTGATTGTAGTTGGTGCAACACAAGATGTGTAAGGTTGTCTAAGAACCGAAGAAGACTCTTTGTATCCTGAATAATAACTGCTACCTGCTGAACCTTGTGTTCTAATTCTAAATTTTATATAATATCCTCTCGACACATTAGAGGATACATCAATGGTTTTACTACCTGAACTACTTGTAGAATTAACAGTTGTTAATCCTGTCCAACTACCCCAAGTTGAATTATTAGAAGAGGTAGCATATTGTATATAATAACTACTAATGCTATTACTTGTACCTGCTCCTGCACCCGACCAACTAATTGTAACCGTAGCATCAAAATTGTTTGGAGTTACAGTTATAGATGTGGGAGCTGTACAGGTTGTATATGGATTTCTTCTAATAGCAGAAGACTCTTTGTAGCCTGAATAAAAATTACTTCCTGCTGAACCCCTTGCTTGAATTGAAAACTGAACATAATATCCTCTTGACACTTTGGAAGATATGTCGATAGATTTGCTACCCGATGTACTCGTAGAGGTAACAGTTGTTAAATCAGCCCAACTACCATAACTACCACTTGAAGAACTTTTGGTTCTATATCTTATAAAATAACTACTAATGGTATTACCGCTACCACCTTTAGCACCTGACCAAGCAAGACTTACAACGCTTTCAAATACACCATCAGTCCTATCGGCTGTAACACTAAACGAAGTTGGTGCAGTACAATCTGTTATTGTGTCTAAACTAACTGTTTTGCTTGCTGTAATTGTGCCAATAGATGTACCTGAGTATGTACCATTAAAAGGATAAGAAGCAGATAGTGTGACTTTTTTTGTACCATCGCTATCGTGTTTAACTTTTAAAGTACGAGTATTTAATAATTTTTTACTCCAAGAACTTGCACTCGAAACTTTTATTGCATCGCTGGTAAATGTAGCAGAATTTCCATCAATAGATGTTGTCCACTTACTACTTCCAATATTAATCGTATAATATGATAAGTAAGTTTTTAAAGTAACTGTAGAATAACCATCAGTACCAAGGGTTGAACTCCATTCACAATATACACCAAAACTGCCTGTGGGATAATTATAAAAACTACCACTTGCCATATATAATCACTCCTTTAAGTTGTTTTGGGTTTAATCCATAAAGCACCGTTAACAACGGTAGGTTGCGAAGTAGAAATAATAATTTGTGTAGCATTGGTTAATAACAACTCATTGATTTGAGTACCAAGCTTATTGTTTATATCTCTCTTTGCATAATCTTCTACATAATCTTCTACGGTTTTATCAATTTGGTCTAAACCTTTATCTTTATATGCTTGCTCTAAATTATACATAGCATCTAATAATAAATTCCAATCTTCTGCTGTAATAATTTTAGAAGCTAATGTTTCAATTAAATCAAGCAATTCCTGATTTTCCTCAGATGTTCTATTGTTTTTTGCTTTTAATTCTTTCCATCTTTGAACCTTGACAACTTCATTTGCCGATAATTCAAACATTTCTTTAAAGGTATCTAAAGTATAATTATTTGACGATGTAAAATCACTTCTACTACCATTTATAGCCATAAATATCTACCTCCTTTAATCCCATAATTTATGTGCTGTTATTGTCATAGTTCCATTTGCATTTAACTGACAAGAAATATCTTTGACAACATATAAACCTTTTGCACCTGACACTTCATCGTTTATAATGATGACACTATTTACATCTAATGAATAAATAGGTACACAAGTAATTGTAATAGTGTCGTTTGCTAAATAATAAGTAAACATTAATTCGTTTGCTTTTGCTCGACATAATGCTATTGAATATGCGTGTATTTGTTGCATATAATTTTCAAAGTCATTACCTGAAGCTTGTGATAAATTATCTTCTGTACAAATCATTACCCAATCTGTTGTATTATTGTTTGGAACACCGTTTGTATTAGTTGTTCCTTCTTCGTTGTTACAACGATAATATACATCATTATATTTGACACAAATATTATATGGATAAAATACTTCTGTTGAAGTATCATCGAAATCTAAAACAGCATCTATATAATCATCACACTGTTCAACATAATCTCTATAAAAACCTTCACCCAATTTATCATAAGTAAAAGGGGAGTCACCAAAATCTGAATTGCTATCGGTTAATTCCAAGGTATAACTTGGCTGATAACCGTCATCGTGAACACCACCCCATATTGTTATGCGATTTTTGATATTTGCATAATCAATATTTCTATCAATCGAAATAATAACATTATTTTTTTGTTCAAAATCCCATTCAATATTATTATTTCTGAAATCACCTCTAATGGGTTTGGATGTAAAGTTAAATTTACCATTTAAATCATAATAATATTGATAATTGGCAAGAGTATCAATTACCTTATTAAGTACATCGGTAGTACAATCTCCAATCGAACTTTCGATGTCATAAGGTATCGTTTCTTTCATCACGGCACTATCTTCGATAATTATATTATCTTCCTTTTCACCACCGTCAATCATTATAGCTTTAACAGTGTCACCCCTTGTAGCACCATTTTCATAAGTTACCATTGTTGCAGTAGTTAATTGACCATCAATGTCTCCTGAATATAATGCCATTTTATCTAAACCGCTAATTGTTACAGTGTTGCTATTAACTGTAATATTCACATTTGGGTCTTTAATAATATAAGTGCCTTTATCAAACCAATAAATTTTATCTTGCTGAATATTACCTAAACCAATATATAATTTAAATTTTTTATTAATCCAAAATATACTATTGTTGTTTTCAGGTAAATAACTATCTTCTAAATTAAATGTCAAATCACAAGTTCTTCTAATGGTTGAATCACCATTAATATTATAATTGCCATTTGTAGCAGTACCCGAAATCTCACCAATAATTTTATTTTGTTCATTTAAAATTTCAATTTTTACATATAAATATCTTACAGGAGCAGTTTGAATATCATAATACTCTAAATGCTCCTGATTAGAAATTGATAAAAGGTGAGGCACATTTATTTCGTTTATTGTATTCATTATACATCACTCCATAAACCATATTTCTTTAAAGTATCAACATCGTTAGCATCACCAATTTCAGTATAGTTAAAAGATAAACTGTAACTACCTAATAAATTTTCATTAGGAGTTAAAACATAATTATCACTAATACTAATAAGTAAATATGTGCCATCATCACATTTTAATATTTTGGGCTTTTTGTTTGACAAAAAGTTATCTATATTATTTCTTAATACCTTTTCTGCTCCAACATCTATTGAACCTGTAGCACTTTCTTCTGTTACTAATAAACAGCTTGCACTACCTGTTTTATATTTAGAAGCACCATAAATAGTAAAAGGATATTGACCACCTAAAGTAGTTATTGTATTAGCATCAATATTTGAAGTAATATCACCAAGTTTAAAGTTATATAACAAATCATAAGATGTTTCATTATCAAACAAGTGAGCATAATCAAAAACTACACGAACCAATGTGGTAGGACTATTTTCACCAATGATGGTTTCAACATACATACCTGCATCATCGTATACCTTTGCGGTGGGGCGAATACAATATTCATATTCTTGCTCAGATTCAATATATTTATCTACAAAAGAATACATTTCTTTGTTTTCATTATATTGAATCTCTTTACAAAATTGCCATTCTGTTGTATCTTTTTTTCTTCTTAGAAATTGAATTGTAGAAACTTTATTGTTACCTACATTAACACTACCAGCAGATAAATTATTTTGGAAATTAGCAAGCATTAAGGTATTATCATTCCAAGAGTTGCTTTTTATTATTTCTTGTTTATTAACCTTAGTATTTTGTAACACTTCTAACTCATCATAAATACCGTTTTGTATTACAACATCTCGCATTGCTACAGAAAGGGGAAGGCAAACATCAAAAGCAACACCATCGTTATCATTTATATTATCTGTGTCATATATGTTATCACCCAAAAAATCATAACCAATAATCATCTTGCTATCGCCTCACTTTCTGCATAAGAGGTGGCATATATATCAATTCTTCCGTTGCAATACAACATAGAAAGATAGATATTACCATTTAAAACATCGTTCTCATTAACAACATTACTAATGTATCGAGAGGTTAATCCATAACTATATTTTGTGGCATAAAAATAACCATCGTTATAATAAAGTTCAATATAATCAGAACCATATGGATTGGTTAATTTTAATATGGTCACTTTTTCTTCGTTATTAATACCATTAATCCAAAGACGGATTACAAAATTATCTGTAAGCAGATTATAAGTATCTGTAAAAACAATAGCATTGTCATTTGTTTTAAGGTCTATCTTCTCATCATCAACAAAAACTGCTTTTCCATTTGTAGTATTTCCAAGAAGGTTAATCACCTCGGCGTACACTGTGTTTTCTGCACAATGTTTATTTAACTCAACGGTTAAGTTAGTATAAATTCTACCTGTAGTATATGTTGTTTTGATAAGTAAATCGGGCAGGTCTAATCTTTGTCCATTTTGTGACACGCAATAACCAACCAAAGTATATGTAGAATTA